ATATTTGTGAAATTATTTATTTACTTGAATCCGGTGAACATAGAATAAATCTTTATGGTGACGATGATTATATGTTAGGTATAATGGGTAATATCGTTAGTGATAAAAACTATAGCATATTATTATCTACTATCTATGTAGAGCGAAATAGACAAGGTAGAAACAGGATAATCAAGACATCAAAACTCAACTTAAAAACTAAATCAGATTTTTATGAATTAGACCTTGCAAGTGCATAACATTTACCGTATACTGATTTTGTTGGGTTGATTCAGACCCCCTTTTTTACCCCTCTTGAGGAATATATTATGAATGAATCAAAAGACACTTATTATCTTGGTACTGGCGAAAAAACAATGATGTACACGCTTCGTGTGCAATGGTATGAAACCGTTGTATATGAGGGTGAAAACGTTGTCCTAGAGCGAGATAGCTATATTCAAAACTTGTCTATCGATTATGATAAGGCGCGCGAAAAAGCCCAAAATATGGGTTATGTAGTTAATACCCCAATGTTTGACCTTGAAGAAATTCGCCGCAATGAGGATGTGAAGCGTACACTTTATCGTTCTGAGTGTGAAGCTTATGATGAATATGACCGAATAGCCAAAGAAGCTAGTTTAATTGAGTATATTAAGTTAGGCAAATTTCCATTCGGCAAATTCCGCGCGCAACCATTCGAAGACGCTGATACTAGTTACCTAATGTATTGGTTACAGTCTAACCCAGAAGACTCAGTAACAAGATCGCTAGTATCTATGTTGCAAGTCAAATTTCCAAAGCTAGTTGAACTTATGAATATGAAGCCCAACGGCGAGTATTATGGTTCACCAAAAACACGTTACCAAACGCTGAAAGGTATCGTAACTACTAGATTCTGCTTTATTGGCTTTTATGGTTGGGTTACTGTTATGAAAGTTATCCTTGAAACTGGCGAATTGGTAGTCTACAAAGGTTCTGGTGACGTTGCATTGCCAAGTGGTGACTATCCACAACTCGGTAACACTATAACATTCGCGGGTACTGTTAAAGAGCATACCGTATACGAAAAAGTGAATCAAACAATGGTTCAGCGTCTTAAACTTAAAAGCATTGAGGTATAAATTATGAATAAGTCAGATGCTATAGAATTATTGAAACTTGGTAAGAAAATATCTCACCCTTTCTTTTTTGAAGATTGGGAATGGATAAAGTTAGTAAACCCATTAGTATGTGGTGTATATGTTAATGAATCCGGTGGTAAATATACCTCTGATAGATTTTGGGGTGATAGAGATCATCCATCTTGGGAAGAGGGTTGGATCGAATTTGGTATGGGTTCTAATGATGAATACTTTAATTATATTTAACTTCGTGTATAAATATAAGTATGAAAACATACAAACAATTTATATCAGAGAAAAATGACGGCACATATGTTGCCGTTAGGTTCTCTGACGAATCTAATAAAAAACTAAAAGCGTATGCTGAATCCTTGAATCTTAAACCTATCAAGGACTTTCATGCAACCATAGTATACTCACCAACTACCCTAGACGTACCTATTGGCGATATCTCATTCAATGCTACCCTCATACCTAAGTCACTAAAATATCTTGGTGAGGTCGGTAATAAGTATCGTGCATTGGCTTTAGTCGTGCATTCCGATGATCTTCAAACTAGATATGACTATTATGTTGATAAAAAGAACTTTAAAAGTCGATTTGATTCATACATACAACACATTAGTTTAGCATACCAACCAAGTGAAGGTATAAATATAAATGAACTACCGCTACCGGACTTCGAAGTAGAAGTAATTAATGAGCGCGTAGAAAAATTAAATAGTGGGTAGTATATGAAATCTTTTTCTGAATACGTAGAAAGTAAAATAAAAATACCCAAAGGAAATTTAGGCATTCTTAGAAAAAATATGCCACAAATTAAATCTAATCATGTTCCAGAGTTTATGAAATGGTTGAAAACATTCGGCGTTTCTATGATAACTAAAAGTGTAGCAATTAAGACACTAAAAATGACTCAAAAAGAAGTTAGTATGGATAAAATTTTAGGTATGATAAACGATGCCCCAGAGGAATCACTTAGCAAGCCGATAATTCTATCTTCGGATAATTATATATTGGATGGACATCATAGATTCGTTGCATTATATAACAAAAATAAAAATATTAAATTGACTGTATATCAGGTGAATGTTAAAATAGATGCCTTATTAGAGTTAGCGCATAAATTTCCAAAGGCAATAAAACAGGGCATAAATGAAAACGTTTAAAGAATATTTACTAGATGAAAGTGTTGGTTTAAAGATATACGTAGATATGGATGGAGTCGTTGCCGATTTTGTTGAATATATGGAATCTGTAACTGGTGAAAAAATTGATCAGTTAACTAAAGATGATGTTGCATTTAAAAAAATTAAACAAAAATTGACGGCTGGTGACTTCTTTTCAAAATTGAAGCCAATGAAGGGATTAAAATTACTTAAAGACTTTCAGGCGGCTGGTGTCGATTACGAAATATTATCAAGTGTTGGTAAATTTAATTCTGCCAACGTTGCAAATCAAAAAAAGGCATGGCTTAAAAAACACTTGGGATTTGCCCCAAAATTTAATTACACGACATCTAGTGTGGATAAAGCTAAATATGCTAAACCTAATACTGTCTTGATTGACGATAGAACTAAAAGTACTGGTCCCTTTAAATCTGCTGGTGGTCAAGTTATATTGCACAAGACATACGAGGATACAAAGAAAAAGATAGACAAATTATTAAAGGATCATAACTAATGAAAGAGTTCAACCAATTTATTTGCGAAATGGATATACTGCAAGAAAAGCTAATAACGTTCGGAAAAAAAGCATATCCTAAATTCGGTAATGTCGTTATTCTAGCTGGCGGTGCTGGTAGTGGAAAGGGCTTTACTGCTGAACACTTAATGGGTATTGAAGGTAGAACTTTTGACGTAGATGCTGTTAAGAAACTGGTTCAGGCATCTGTAAAGGTAGCCAAAGTGATTAAAGCTGAATTTGGTGTAGATGTTAAAACACTATCACTTAAAAATCCAGATAATGTTTCTAAGTTACATGCACTATTAAAGAGTACTCGATTCTTAGATGGTAATCAAAAAGCATTTTTTAGTAATTTAGAAAATATTCCATTATTAGCCGACAAGGGTGCTGGTGGAACTAAGGGTGCTGAAGGTAGAAAGCCTAATATGATATTTGATGTAACTTTAAAGGATATGGGTAAGTTAAAGACTATATCTAAGTCAGTTATGGATCTAGGATATGCCAAAGAAAATATTCACATTGTTTGGGTTTTAAATGATATAGAAATGGCAAAAACACAAAATCAAAAACGCGATAGAGTAGTACCAGCCGATATATTACTAGATACCCATATTGGAGCTAATCAAACATTTAAAGATTTAATTAGTCGTAGTTCAGATTTGAGATCTTACATGGATGGTGATGTATGGATTAGTTTCAATAAATTTAAAGTTGACTCAACTCTAATAAATGCCCAAAGTGAGGAAGATTCTGTAATGTGGAAGGGTGCAGAACGCCTAATAACTAAAGTTGGTGATGATGAACGTATACAATCAAATGTGTTTAAAACTAAAACCAGTGGTAAGGGTATGTTTATTCCTCAGTCGTTTTTTGTTAAAGTAAAAGAACAAGGTAAATCGACTAGAGGTAAGCGAGATATTTCAAGGGCATCAATTCGAAAAATTAAAGAATATGTTCCAAATCCTGAAGCTTGGGATTAATAGGAGAAATTTATGTTATCAAATGTTAATAATAAAACAGATTATCAAGTTTTTCAAATGTTTAAAAACTTATATGAAACTTATATGAGTGCCAGTGAAAATGACCGAAGGGTATTTCATGATAATGATATGGAAGTAATTCTTGAAAGATTGGGTAATGTTGATTATTTGGGTAATAGATTTACCCTAGTTAATGAATCTATAGTTGTAACTAAGCTATGATTGCTGGCGATTCTGGTGGCGATCCAAACGCAATTGCATCTGGCACTAACTCTGGGTCTGTGGTACTTGTACCGGACGGTCTTAAAAAGAAAAAACGTAAACCTATAAAAACCTTTAAAGAATTTAAAAACTCTAATATAGTTGAGCGTTGGAACCCATTCAGCGACCTAGATAATTATAAAATGAGTAAATTCTTCCTTGGTACTGGTAAATCCGTTGAAGTTGTAACTCTATTTTCTAAAATGACTCAACGTTATAAAGCTGGTAAATGGGAATTCAAAAAGATGCCATTGGAAGTACTCGCAGATATCACTAAAATTAAAGTTAAACTTTTAATTCATGACCTAGAACTTGCTGGATTTTCTGATAAACAAATTAATATCGGTAAAGGTAGTGTTAAGTTTAATTAATATATTTATTGAATAATGCCCCATAGTGTGATACCATGGGGCATTACTTATTAGTTAGATTGAGTTTTTAATAATGGAATTATATGTACAAAAAGACTTAGCAAAGCAAGTTATGCCTTTGCTGAAATTATCAATTATCACATCTACCAATCCGCTAAAAATTAATTTTAGATGCCCCGCTTGTGGTGACTCAAAAAAAGACCCATATCTTTGTCGTGGTTGGATGTATGAGAAACAAGGTAACATGAAATTCGGTTGCTTTAATTGTGATGAAGGAACATATCTAGCCCCATTCGTAAAAAAATACTTTTCTAATGTGTGGGATGGTTTTCGCCTTGAGCATTTTAAAAATAGAAATGTAGAAAAACCACCGGTCGCAATCATAAAACCTAGAAAAATAATATATAAGCATCATGATTATAAATCGGTTAAATATTTATCCGATGAACATGATGCTGTCAAGTATTTACTAAATCGAAAAATACCAAGAGGATTCTTCAAAGATATTTACTACACTAGTCATTGGAAAAAATGCGCCGATGATATATGTAGTGGCATAATGAGAACTATGGATAACGATTATCCTAGAATCGTATTTCCATTACAGGATAAAAAAGGTGTATTTGGTATTCAAGGTAGAGACTTGGCAAATCACCCCGCAAAATATCAAACTATATTATCTTCACCGGATGCTGTTAAAGTATGGGGTCTGAGTCGTATAAACAGTTCTAAGCGCGTGTTTATTCTTGAGGGGATACTAGACGCTATGTTTATTGCGAACGCTGTAGCTATGCTAGGCGGCTCTGCTGACCCTAAATTACTAAAATTCGACAATAAGGTATGGGTACTGGATAATGAACCCAGACACCCAGACACAAAAAAGCGTATGAATAAGCTGATAAAGCAAGGCGAACAGGTTATGATTTGGTATAATTGCCCATTTAAAGGTAAAGACGTTAATGAAATGATTCAAAACGGCGCTTCTATAATTGACATTAACAAATATATGTGGAAGAATGTATATTCTGGTCTTATGGCTAAGATGAAAATGAGTGATTGGAGTAAATAATGAAACTTAAAAAAGCCGAACGAAAGGGGTACTATGCTGAAATATTAAGTTTGATATTAGAGGGCAAAAATAAAAAAGCGCATGATAAGTTGATAACTATGTGTGCATTAGACACAGAATGGTTTATTATATCTGATTATGATGTTATAACTAAGCGAATAAAAGAGAGTAAAAATAATGGCTGAACAGAATGAATGTGCTTCACTAGTCGATACCAAAGATTACATTGAAGCGGGGCATATGTATAATAATCTATTGGGCATGGGTAAAGATCCGTATCAAAAGATGTTGGATATGCAATCTAATTTACAATTAAAATTGAGTGAAAAATTAGATTGGAATCCGATCCCAGAAGAATTAGAAACTTGTGGTGAAATTTTGACTTGGTTACAGCATAACAATGATGCAATCGATGATGAACGCCGCGAACTTTATACCGCACTTGGTGGTATGTCTAATGGTGAAAAAGCGGCTACGGCTGTTTGGAAAACTTGGAAAGCTAATCACTGGGAAATGCAAGACAAACTAATGTCTGACTTATCCGAATCTGATCAAAATGAAATTGCATTTGAAATGATTGATCAATTACATTTTATCAAGGCGCAACTATTAGCATTGAAATTAGATGCCAAGAAAATATTCTGTCTGTATTACGTTAAGAATGCTGAAAACTTTCGCAGATACGAATCTGGTTATTAAATAAGATTTGACTTAATGAGTTATATATAAACTATTTAGGGTTAATGGGTTATATATAACTCATTAAGCTAACTAAGGGGTTATATATGATACAAATAGATTTTGAAACTTTAGCAACCACACCAGATGCAATGTTGGTATCACTTGCATTAGTTAGATTTCCAGATGTTGGTGATCAAAATTCTTGGAAATTATTAAACGAAGCTGGGGCGTTTGAGTGTCTAGTTAGAGATAATTCCATTAATATTAAATTTGAATTAAAATCCCAACGTGGCTTGCGCGTTATGGATAGTAGGACAATTGCTTGGTGGAAAAAGCAAGGTGAAGCGGCTAAACAAATTAAACCATCTGATGAAGATCTTACTTTGGCTCAAGCATTGCCTATCATAGTAAAATTCTTTAAAGACCATTTCGATCCACAGACTGATTTATTGTATTCTAGGGGTAACGCATTTGACATATCTATGTTTGAGCATTATCTAGTTCAACAAGACTATTTACCTTATGATCTATTCAGATTTTGGAATGTTAGATGCGTTCGAACTGACATAGGTTCAACGCTAATGAACAGATCATTGGATAAGTGCCATATACGAAAAGAGGATCTTAAGGGCTTTGTTGCGCATAATCCGGTACATGATTGTTGCAAAGATATTATGATGATGTATTATGCACAACAATATTCGTTAGGAAATATGGAATACCCTGAAGCTGAAGATAGTCACGAAGTCACAATAAACTACAGGAAATAAAATATGAAGTTAATAGTAATGGGTTATAAACGACATGGTAAAGATGCAGTATGTGAATTAATTAAAGCTAGGCATGGTAAAACGTTTACTTCTAGTAGCTGGTTTTGTTGTAAAAAATTTATATTTGATGAATTGAAAAATATTCACAATTATGATACACCTGAAGAGTGTTTTGAGGATCGGGTGAATCATCGTCAATATTGGTACGAATCAATTAGAAATTACAATAGTAAAGATCGCGCGCGCTTGGGTAGAGATATATTTGCTATTCATGATGTGTACTGTGGAATTCGTGATCTGCAAGAATTAGACGCTATTAAGGCGGCGGGATTAGTTGATTATGTAATATGGGTTGATGCGTCTGGAAGATTACCACCGGAAGATCTTAGTAGCATGAACATTTCTACAAAACATGCCGATATGTACATAAATAATAATGGTATTGAGCATGATTTACCTGAGCAAGTAGATATGGTGATGAAAACTGCAATCGAAGCACTTTATTATAGGAACGGATAAATTATGGTTAATAGTATATTAGCACTTATTAATGTAGAACTTTATGAAATATTTACATTGTGGTCTATAGGAATGTTGATTATATTCATTATTAGACATACTGTAAATTGTATTATTAAAGCGAATCAGGGTGATATTGTCGAATTTTCAATCGGAATTATTGCCCCACTATTATTATTAAATTTTGCGGTATACCTAATTAAATTCTAAAACTTACAACATAAGGATTTTTTATATGTCTTGGACAAGCCGAATTTCTACTAAATCCTATTATCTGTATCATTATAACGGTACAGATATTATAGACTACTTAGCCACTGGTGATTATTTTTTAATGGTGGCTACTTTAATTTCAAAGTATGATGCGTATATGTTTAAAGATTCAAATACTGAAACCGAGCATAAACTAACTTTGAGTATGCACGTAAATCAAGAAATCTTAAAAATAAAATTATCAGTTAATGACCAAGTTATTATTATAGATGGGGATTTAAATGATATTAATCCTAGAGAACGCTATTGCAATTTGATAGCTCAAGAGTTATTATTTACGTCCGACAAATGGGGTGATGAAATTACTAGGATTTATAATATGATAGTTGATGCTGATTTAACGCCGCGACAATTAGAACAATCATTTCACTCTTCTTTTAGTAAATTTGAAGATAATAAGGTAAGCGTATGAGTGAATTATTTAAAGTCTTAACGGACAAGGATCATTGTTTAACTAGACCAAATATGTACATAGGCTCAATTGATGAAGAAATGATTGAGCAATTTGTGTTTGGTAAATATCAGTCGGTTGGTTATGTTGCGGGTCTTGCTAAAATCATTAATGAGATAATTGATAATTCCGTTGATGAAGCAATCCGAACTAAATTTAAATATGCAAATGCTATTAATGTTGATGTAAGTTCGCATTCGGTAAAAGTTACCGATAATGGTCGAGGTTTACCGCAAGACCTAATACTCGACACCGATGGGAGTAAAATACTTTTACCAGTTGCGGCGTGGACTAGAACCAAAGCGGGTTCTAATTTCAACGATGATGATAGAACAACAATTGGATTAAATGGTGTAGGTAGCGCATTAACTAATTATTTTTCAATCAAATTTGTTGGAGAAACCAGAAACGGAAAGCAACGAACGACTGTAACTTGTGTAAATAATGCCGATAGTATTGTTACAGACCAAATTGCTTGTGATGAAGTTGCGGGAACGTCTGTTAGTTTCATTCCAGACTTTGAAAGATTTGGTGTTAGCGATATCAGTGAAGATTTACAGAATATTATTAATGACCGAATTGCGTCACTGCAAATATGCTACCCGAAAATTGTATTCAAATTTAATAACAAGCGAATTACGCACAAAACAATTGGTCTATATCGGTCGCTATATGCTGAACAATCTGTATTGATGAATACCGAAAATTGCAAATTCTTCTTTTTTAATTCCGATGGATATAAGCAAAATTCATTTGTCAACGGTGTTCAAACTAAAAGCGGCGGTAGTCATACCGAATATGTATCTAATCAGGTTATAGATTCCCTTATACCAATGATTAAGAAAAAATATAAAATTGATATACCTAAATCTATTGTAAAATTAAATCTTGGGCTAGTGTTATTTTTGACCAAATTTAATAATCCAAAATTTGATTCACAGACAAAGGAAAAGCTAACTAATACACCGACTGAAGTTAAAAATAACATTGGTGATATTGATTTTGTTTCGATAGCTAAACAAATTGTTAATATCGACTCTATGATCAATCCAATTGTTGATGCTATTTTGGCTAAAAAGATTGCGGCTGATAATCGCGCGGCGGCATTGGAGCAAAAGAAATTAGGTAAGAAAAAAGTATCTGGACATATTAAAGCCAACGGCAATAGAAATACGACACTGTTTTTAACTGAAGGTATGAGCGCAAGCGGGTTTTTTATAAATGTTAGGGACTCAGCTAAACATGGGTTATTTCCATTGCGCGGTAAAGTCTTAAATACTAGAGATATGAAACCGGTTGAAATAATAAAGAACGCTGAACTAGGTAGTATAATGAGCATTCTTGGATTAGAGTACGGCAAACGATGTATCCTACCCCATTACGATTCAATAGCTATCATGGTTGATGCCGATACAGATGGATTGGGGAGCATATACCCACTGTTATTAAATTTCTTTAGTGAGTGGATTGAGTTATTCGAAGATAAGCGGATTAAGTTTATAAAAACGCCTTTGGTTATAGCTAAAAAGAATAAAACCATAAAGTGGTACTACAACATAGCGGATTACAACAAGGCTAAATTAGACGGATACAAAATAAGATATATTAAGGGTCTGGGTTCTTTAGAGATTGAAGAATATAAAGAAATTATCCACAATCCACAATATGAAGTTGTCGAACTAGATGATATGGATAAACTTGAAATGTTATTTGGTAAAGATAGCCAACGTAGAAAAGAATGGATGCTATAATTTATTTAGTGTATAAATATAGTATAATATTAAATAAATAATCCAGAGTGAGTAAATTATGAGTTTTACGCAAGATAGTAACAACATTATTATTACTGATGAAGGTTCAGCCGCATCACCCGTAACATTAGATACTTTAGTATCAGAATATGGCGGTGTTGTAATTAAAACTGAAGATAATACTTATTTTATAAGTAAAAACGTACACTTAGATGGTACGACTTTTTGTAACTTCACATTAGCGAATATAACGGTTGACACAAGGAATCACTATATTGCTTTTCGTGTTTCCAATGATGCAGTTTTACAATTGGGTGAAATTGACGCAGATGGTAATACTTTTAACGGAGTCTCATTTCAACTAATAAATTGTAGTGCTAACGTATGGTCGCAAAGTGGTCAAAGTGGTGACCTTCTTTTTTACGGTAGTCGCATTTCCTGTGTTCCTAACTCACCTAGCCAAGATTTTGTTTTTTGGAGAGCCTACAGAAATGACAGCCATTTAAACGACCTAATAGATTGTATCATAGAGGGTTTTTCGGGCACAGGTAGGTTACAGGGATTACGATTAAGAAATACTCAAATAGTTAACGCTACCCTTGGTTTTCCACCACCTTTGACAGTTAAAGCACCTACCAGAGAAATTGACGCGCTTATTGTTAGAAGATGTAACGCATTTTTTTACTGGAACGTAGTACTTTCAGAGTCGATTACGGTTAGAAACTTAAAAGAAAGAGATAATAATAACACAGCGTTATATATGGCCGATTTTACTGGTGCTACTGCAACGTTTATAAACCCCGATTTTGAAAACCCAACGATAAATTTTACCAATCAAGAGCCTAGTAATAATAACGCTAATGTGTTTGAATTTTATTCATATAACGCGGTTGCAGTATTAGACTCTGATAGCTCAGTGCAAGAAGACGTTAAACTTGCTTTCTACCGTTCAAACGGTGATGAAGAATATTCTGAAGTAAGCGACTCAGGTGGCGTATTTACAGAAGCGTTACTATTAAAGCAATTTTATAATTCAAGCACCCCAACTACTAGAACGCCTCACGTTTTAAGATTAAGAAAACTAAATCTGATTTACGTTGAGCAACCTGTTAATGCGGTTACCCCCGTTGTTAATCAGTTTAGACTTAGAGTTAATAATAGAATTGATAATGCTATTGCTCACGCTGGAATTACGTTCGATTTTGCAAATAAAACAATATTAATTGACGATGATAATAACTTTCAGACATTGTACGATAGCTATCAATATCACCTGCAATTAACTGCTAACATGCAATACAGTGAGGTATTAGCATTAGTGGGAGAAAGCTTTAATTTAGATGATTATGATTTAACCGTTGATGACGCAACTTACACAGGTGATTTAATTACTACCGGAAATTTAACACTGTCTAACGGTGGAAAAATTACTGGTTCTTACACAGATCAAAATGGAACAGTCGCACCATCTGTACAGTTAACAATCGCGGTAAATCAAACTGGATGCGATGTAGTTATACTAGAAGCGGGTACTAGTACAGTACTAGCAAGTGTTGATGAGCAAGCCGGAAATGACTTTATTTATGTGTACTCTGGAACCCAAACGGTAGATGTTGGCGTAGTTAAACAAGGTTTTGTTGTTAATTACACTTACGGATTTGCTTTGAATGGATTAAGTACAACTCTACCTGTGAAATTAATAGCTGATCGGAACTACATATGAATAGAAAGATAACAAGAACCACTGATGGTAAATATATAGGTTTGGTATTTGATGATACTAAATCATTTATAATTATGGATGGTGTGATGTTTACGCCACAAAAGATCCAAGATGTCGGTGGGGGATTAGTGCAATATTCCAATGTCCACTACGTAATATTAACAAAGGAAATAAAATAAATGAGTAAAATAACCGATAGAAGTGATTTAAACGTTGGTGTTGAGCTAATTATAAATGAACCTAACAGAACATTTGAATTAGTCGAAGCTGGCAATTTAGTTGCTAAAGACGGCGTATCTATTCAGGCATTATATAGTAAATTTGTAGACCTTTGGGCTACAGAAACATATCAAGATTCACCATTTCCTATGAACGCCATAGATGCGTTATCTGGACAATATTTAATAGGTGTGGATGCTGGTAACAATGCCAACGGATGGAAGCCATTAAACACTACAACTCGTCAAATAATGCGTGATGGTGGTTGGCAAGAATTTGATGCATCTGGTGATATACTAAGGATATATGCGGGTATCGTTGGATTGGGAACGGTTAGTTCCGGCGCTCAATTATACTATCAGTCTACACCAAATGAATCACCAAATAATTTTACCTTTGAAGATCAAGCAAACGAAGGTATTCAAGTATTCGGCAATGCGGATAATGGAAACTTTGATAATCGTGCATTTTTTAAAGGATATGTTCGTGAACAAGGTAGATTATATAGAGATTCAATATTAGCCGATACTGGTAAGACCACTACTGGCGCATTTATAGTAAATATACTGTTAAGTGATTCTAATGATCTAAAAATCGTAGATGACGACAGTGAAATGACTAATTCACCCTACAGTGGTATTACAGTTGAATACTTTGGGTCAGACCAACAACGCGATGTTGGTGGTAGTAACTACAATTATGATATTATCATAGACGGTAACGGCGCATCATTAGAAGAAATTTACACTAAGGCTCAATTTTTATTGCGTCAAGATAGTGATATAGATTCTGGGAGTGGTACGGTAAATGGTAAGACCGCTGATTTACTATGTGGATTTGTTGGTGACATACTAGAAACGAATAATGGTGTGTATATAGATAACATATCCGCTTTAGATACCAATAGAATTGTATTCAAAGATACTGCTGGTATAAATAGAGCAAACGCATTTGTATCGACTGGTACACTAAACTTCAATGCAATAATGGTTGGAGGTGGATCTAGTTATAGATTGATGTTTACCAATGGTCCATCAAGTGATGATGATTATGGTGAAGCTGGCGCAATAACGGTTGTTGATGCTTCTGGCGATCCGGTTACTGGTGTAATAAGTAATGGTTCTATTAGCTTTACTTTTGATTACGATGGTGATACAGTAGGCGGTACAGCTGGAACTGATAAAAACGTAACTTTGATAGGTATTCGTCCAAATAGTTCTAAATTTGCGGTAGCTACTAGTTCGTTAAGTCGCTCAAAAACTATAGCAATATCACTTGTGGCTGAAACCGACAGAGCATATTTATAAGGTTATAATGATTACTTTTGACGCAAATAACAAAATTATTCAACTGGACTCGTTTTTAGTCTCAGAAAGAGAAATTCTGACAGCTTATGTTGATTGGTCAGTTCTTGACGATCATTTGAAATATGGCGTAGTTATAGATCAGACTGGCGGTGTTGCCCCAATAGCATTATATTTATTTTTAAATGATGGATGGAAGGTTAGACCTTTAGAATCCGATGGGATAACTACTATAACTGGTAATTTATTAACCGATGATGGTAGTTCACCCATATCCGCTACATTGGGCAACTTTAATGTACTAGTTAATTTAGAAACTCCTGTATTGGCGGCGGCTATTGAAGTTTCCGGTGGTACTACATTAACAGCTAATGCGATTGCATCGGCGGTTTGGGCTAATGCTAATGCTGTAGATTTAATTAATAAAACAGATCAGATAAATACGGTAACACAAGCACAATCAGATATGATTTTAGAAATTTATAGATTGTATGGGTTAGACCCCAGTAGACCATTAATAGTGACCAATACGTCAAGAAAAGCTGGAACTGAAATTCAGCAAGTTATAAATTCATCTACTAATACAACTACAATAACCAGATCATGACAGACCATCCATGCATAGCAACTGAAGGTTTAATGCCAAGAGTATTGGCTAAAGTTAAAAAAACTTTAGTTATTGCTACGCTAGGTTTAGTCTGTATACAAATAAATGTACCACCGGATACTGTACAAACAGGATCGGGTGGCGGTAGTTTCATACAATTAGATGATAGAAATAAATTCTATCAACCGTATGATATATTGAGAAAAAAATCAATTATTTTAGTAATAATTGATGGGAAAGAATATCGTGGAGTTATTGACCACAAAATAGGTATAAATAGAGTAAGCGTAGCAATTGAGAATATACGTGTTAAGCATATATCGGAAATAACGATATTAGATCTCAATGCTTCGGAATTAAATCCAGTTTTTAAAGTAGAACTACTAGAGGTCCACAATGAGTACACCAATAAAGTTGAAGTTAAATTCATCTAATGAAATCAAAATGTCTATTAAGGCATTTGGTGACATAGATACAATTACAGAAGTTTCGTTAATCGTAGAATCAGATTTTTACGATTATAAATTCACAGGTAAAATAGTTAATGGGGTGGTACAAGTAAAAATACCAAAATTAGCTGGTATCATAGAATCAGGTACATATTCAGCAAGTTTGAATGTTATTGCCGATGGTGATAAATTCTTTCAGCCGTACAAGGGTAGTGTTATATTTCCCAGTATAGGAAAAGTCGATGTGTCTGAAACTCGAATTGAAGATATTCAATCTGATATCGAATGTGAATTAATTCAAGAAGATGAAGACGAAGATCAATATACAGAGCGCGCGCGCAAGAAAGGTGAAACTAAATTTTCTAAATATTTTAACAAAGATTAATTTGACATACCACCAGAGTTTGTGATAATCTGGTGGTTACATCAATTAAAAGGGTATATTATGTTTACACAACTACAATTTACGCTAGTAGTGTTTGGATTTATATTATCATTTGGCGTAATACTCACATTTTCATTCATCGGTGCATCGACTGCATTTGACCCAATTTATGCAACAAAAATAATATTTGGTCTAATGCTACTAATGCTAATCATATTTTCTTTTTTAATTACCAAGTTAATTAACAATAATAAATTTTTTGAGGAATAGTTATTGATTGCATATAAGATAGTAGAAACTTATGATAATGGTTTAAGATCATTATTTCATGGTACGGATGGTACAAGACACTTTTCTGTAGGTGTTTGGCTGGATGCTCAAATAAGATTAAATGCCAAAGACGGTACAAGTAAAACCACATATCGTTCTGGGTATCATGTATTGCTAACATTAAAAGAATGTGAAGATTATCTAAGTAAATTCAAGAAAAGATTAAATAATCTTGTGATTGTAAAAGTAGAAATTGGTGACGAAATTTGGGCTAAAACACATTCACCATCCAATGTTATATTAGCAAGTAAGATGAAGATTATAGAAGTTGTGTCTAAATAAATAAACGATTTAGACAAATTAACGTAAGGATAATATATGATATTTAACGATGATGATTTAATTGAGATTATTAGGTTGAGTGAACAGGATGATCTTAGTTCTCGTCAAATAGCTGAAATATATGATTGTGGTAAAACTACCATCAACAATTTCTTAGCTAAAAATACTTACACTGAATTCTGGGAACAATACGATAGTAAACCTACAGCTGGCGGTAAAGTAACTGACGCAATAGTTCATAGGGCTTTAATTAGCTCAATTACTGATAAAAAAGTATTCATTTTTACCTCCGCACAAAATAACACACACATACATTCTAAATTTTGGGAAAGTCTAAAACAATGCGCTAAACATAGAAATGCCGAAATTATTGTAGGTAGCTATAAGTACAACATGAATGGATTCCAAAATAAAGAAGATGACGATCTATGGTATGATCCCAAAATTCGAGATTATATTTTAGATGAACCAATTATCTTAACTGATGGATTAATATGGTGCGGTGAATTAAATATTTTACCAACAGCGGTAAATCCAATTTCAGGATTGAATAATTACACCGGAAAAGATAGTTGTATAATTCCTCATGCTAAGGTTCAATTAGAATCTGTACCCAGTGCTAAACATGCTGATACAAAAATGATTTATACTACCGGATCGATCACCCAATCAAACTACATTCAAAAGAAAGCTGGTCAAAAAGGCGCACATAATCACATTTATGGTGCAACAATAGTAGAAGTCGATCCAGATGGTACTTGGTTCGCTAGACAGTTAATTGCTGAAAGTGCCACTGGTGAATTTTATGATTTAGACCATTATTACGAACCAACAATGACTAGAAAGTCTACTGGGGCGTTAGCTATTAACTGGGGCGATATTCATATTGAGAAACTGGATAATATTGTAGGAAGAGTTTCATTTGGTGTTGGTATGGATGGTGAAGATAAATTACCATATTCGGTTGAATCTAATAATATGCTGGACGACCTAAAACCAAAATATTCTTTTTTCCATGATATTATTGACTTCAAAGTACGAAATCATCATAATAGAAAAAATCCATTATTCAAAATAAAGATGCAAGTAGATAAGACTGAGGAAGTTGATTTTGGATTAAAGCAGTGTGGCGCTCTACTTAAGTATACTCATAGGGATTTTTGTCAGCAAGTTGTTGTTAATTCTAATCATGATGCGGCTTTACAGAAATGGGCGGTTGAATGCAACTGGTGGGATGATCCAGTTAATGCGCAATTCTTATTAGAATGTCAATTAGCCCTAGTTAAAGCGGTTAAAGGTAAAGACGGCAATTTCTGTATATTTGAAACAATGACTAAATTAAATACCGAAAATATTGAGGGTGTAAAGTTCCTGAGATTAGATGAATCATTTATAATCGGCGGTGAAAATGGTATTGAATGTGGATATCATGGTCATACTGGTAATAATGGCGCTAGAGGTGGTACGCAAGGATATAGAACGGCGGGTATTCGATACAATATTGGACATCAACATTCAGCTGGAATAAAGGATGGGGTTTATATTGCGGGGGTAACGGCGAAACTTGACCTTGGATACAATGTAGGTATGGGTAGTTGGAGTCAATCACACATTGTGACTTATAATAATAATAAGAGAACAATGGTAACTATTAAAAACGGTAGATATAGAGGTAAAAAATAATTTAAAATAACTGAAAAAGCCTATTGACTCTATTGTCGATAGGCGTTATTATAAGTGTGTTGGTTACGAAGCAAGTCCATTTATATTATTGAGGTTTATATTATGTCAAACACAAATTCAGTTACAATCACCACAGCCCTTGCAAAAAAAGCTTACCCAATTCTTAAAGGTGGTGATTCAGCTTGGTACGACTTTGCAGAAAGCGAGTTAGGTATCAAGAAACTTTATTCTCGATACCTTAACAAAGGTGAAGTTCACGCTAACCCCACTTATGAAGAATCTAGTGCCTATTATACTGAAACCAGAAATGCGAAATTGGAATGTCGTAGACTTTATAATCCAATTGACGATGCTAAAGTTGGTGATGGTGTTTCAGAGCATGGTTATTCAGATTCACGCGCTGGAACAATTATCTCAAGAACAGCTAAGTCAATCACTGTTCAATACGACACCGCAACATTACTTAACCCAGAAGACTTAAAGTTTCATGTTGGTGGTTTCTCGGCTCACTGTAGTACTCAGAATGCTCAAAAGTATTCATACGCACCAAATCCAGAAGCTGGGACTGTTAAGTTCACAAGACGCAAAGACGGTAGTTGGAGAAATGTCGGCGCTCAACATGTTTCTAACCGTTACAATGATGTAACACTAGGTAGACGCGAGTTTTACGACTACAACTTTTAAGATTGACAAACTAACCATTAGTCGCTAAATTAGCGGCTAATGGTTTTATCGTAAGTATAAGGATAGTAAATTTGGAAACTTCAAGAACAGTAACCAGTATCGTAGACAATGAAGCACTAGAATATGCTATGTATACGCTACAGAATCGCGCGCTACCGTCTTTAGTTGATGGATTTAAGCCAGTACATCGTTATGTCATGACAATGGCACTCAAGACCGCTAAGACGGAATTTAACAAAGTCGCGGCAATAGGTGGATCGGTTTCCTCACTAGGCTATAATCACGGTGAAGTTTCGGCGCAAGATGCGTGTAAATTATTAGCGGCAAATTGGTCTAACAATGTACCATTTTTGCAAGGGAGAGGTAATTTCGGTTCTAGGTTAGTAAATCAATCGGCGGCATCAAGATATGTATATGCCAAAATTCACGAAAACTTTACTAATCTGTATAAAGACTTTGATATATTACCAGAAAACCCAGATCCAGAGCAAAAAGTCCCATTGTGGTATTTACCAACTATACCGACTGTATTGTTAAATGGTATGGAAGGTATCGCCACTGGATTTGCTACCAAAATTTTACCGTACTCACTAAGAGACATTAAACGATGCTGTGCTGAAATTTTATCTGAAAAAACCTTAACCCCACTTGTGCCAACATTTCCACAATTTAGCGGTGAGGTTACTAGGGACGGTACAGTAGTTACCATGAAAGGAATTCACAAGTTAACTGGATACTCACTAAAAATCACCGAAGTTCCAATTGGATTTGATAGAGAAAAGTACATCATACTATTGGATAAGCTAGAAGAAGATGGAAAACTCGTATCGTATCTTGATCAGTGTGATGAAAACGGATTCAATTTTACAATCAAGCTAAAACGAAATCTGAAGTGGACAGATGCAAACGTTGTAAAAATGTTTAGATTGGAAAAAACGATAACTGAAAGTCTATCTGTTCTGGATGAAAACGGTAAATTTAAATTGTTTGATTGTCCAGAAGATTTAGTTAATTATTTCATCAATTTTAAAATGGTTATATTAGATACTAGAATTAAGTCTAGTATTTTAGCTACCAAGAAATTAATCGATTTTGCGGCTAATAGGGTTAAGTGGATCGCAGAAAATATCTCAGGAAACATCGAATACGTCAAAGTTACCAAAGCTGAGTTAGAAAAATACATTACAGAAAAATACGGAAAAGATTTTGTATCTAATTTGATGTCGATGAATATATACCATATGTCTACCGATGAACTAAAAAAGTTAGAAGTTGAATTAGCTAGATTACAGGAATTACTATTGTACTGGAAAAAGCAAACACCAAGAATGCAATTTATATCTGACTTAAAAAACTAGTTGTATCTTAAATAATTATGGGTTACTATATCTGTGTTGTTTGAGTTTTCCTTTTTTTAGATTTGAGGTTTATATTATGATTGATGTAGAAGTACAAGCGAAGTATGATGAAGTCAAAGCACTAGCTGAAAAGTTATATGGTATTAATTGCGGTTTACTAAAATTAAAAACCACATTAGTTGGAACAAGTGCGGGGACTGCTACTATGGCGTTTCCAAATGGATTACCTAAGCTAGAAATAAACTTAAACATAAATGCAATTAACGGTACGGATGAACAGCGTGACTTTTTAATAAATAACACTATCGCGCACGAAATGGCGCACATTGTTAACTATCTATTACCTAGTAGCGGCAAAAATCATAATCGCGGTTGGCAAAGAGTATGTCGTAATTTAGGTGGTGATGGTAAAACTAGCTACTCTACACAAGTTCTTGGTAACATTAGTTCATCTACTAAGTATTCATATATAATTAATGGTAAGCAAGTTATTATGAGTAAAATTAGACATAATAGACTTCAAAGAGGTAGTACAGTTTATTACTATAGTGGTTATAAGATAGACCCTTCTATGTGGACTGGTGGTGTTGTATGAATATTAAAAGTGAATTTATAAAAATATTGGGGTCAGCTATGGCTAGTACAAATAATAAAGGAATAGACCCAAACGAGTCTGTTAATAAAAAGTTCGAGTACCAAAAAAGAAAGAAACGTAAAAAAGAAATTAGAGAATACTCTTTAAGGCAAAAACGATTAAATAAAATTTGGAGAAGATAATGTCAAGATTTAGTAAAGTTCCAGAATCATTTCAAAATATAAAAGATGCAATGATTGCAGATGATCCAAGCGCCCTTGGTAGCTATGCCCACGGTTGGCATTGTAATATTGCAATGGCTGTATATGATTCATTTGAACACATTGATAAAATATCGAAAAATCGCAAACACGAAATTGGAAATGAAGCCGCATCGAGATTTATGAAAATATTATTTGACGTAGAAACTACAAACGAGGGTAAGGTTCAACCATCGTCTAAGTATAGGTCTGACGAAGCGGAATTATCAGATTCTAAATATGATTGGTCAAAGCTATGAACGTACTATTTGACATAGAAACATTTAGAAATATTGGAAATTATGAATTAATGAGTTTATCTCAAAAAACCCCATCATGTTTTAATGGAAGATTATCGATATTGAAGTATAGGGTTACAGTTGAACAGATAACTGAATCCGATGAAGTAATACGCGCGCGAATTCAAAAATTGTGGGACGAATGTGACAACCATCATCATCGTTCGGTTTTAATACAAGCCGGTAAAGAATATGGGCTAGAATTAAAATAAAGCTTGCATTACTTATCAACCTACCGTATACTGATTGTGTTGGGTTGATTAAGACCCCTTTTTACCCCCTTTGAGGAATATATTATGACTAACTTAAGACTAACGCGCTACATTCCAGAAGATGCTACTGAGGTTGCTGTTACGTCAACCGTAGCACGCTGTAGAGCCGTTGTTTACATTTTCGAACAGACTACTAAGGCTGGCACAGTTAACTACCTTGCTAAGACTTACATCGGCGCTAAGAAAAAGCAATATTCGTTTTATCGCTATCTGACCCCTGAACAGCGTCAAGAAGCGGTTGATAGATTTATCTCAATACAGCAAGCTGAATCGGATCAAGCTGAAGCTAGAAAAGCTGTGGTAAATGACTTTAAGCGTGATGTCGAAGTTGGTGATATTTTACATAGTTCATGGGGTTATGACCAAACACAAAGTGACTTTTATCAAATAACTGAATTAGTTGGTAAAAAATCTGTCAAATTCCGAGAGATTGCATCAAATAAGACATATGACCATTCAATGAGTGGCACTAACACGCCGATAAAAGATGAATTCATCGGCGGCGAATATACCAAGCAGTACGGAATATACGGTGCTAAACTTTCCTCTTTTGAAACAGCAAGAAAGTGGGATGGTCGTCCTAAACATTGGTCAAGCTACGCTTAGAGCGTAGTTTTTCCGTCAACGGTTTTCTGCTCCATTCGTTGTTAATTTAAGCCCCTTTAAGGCTATAGACGGTGGATAGTGGATAGTGGATAGCTAATTTAAGGAAGTAAAATTATGAAATATGATCACCAATAACGGTGATCATATAAATTCCATTCACATTTTGATGAATAATAACTAATAACGGTGATCATTCATCAAAATGACTTCCGGTAAAATAGGCATACTATTATGAATACTGAATACTTGAATCGTGAAGTTTTAATAAATATATCTTTTGATGGTACGTTAACATCGAGAGCTAAAGGCGAACAGGTTCTTAATAGTGCCGACATATCTGTATATTCAACTAATACAAAACGAGAAGCTGATTTAGTTATATTATTAGTTTGTGAAATCCTAAGAGAAAAAAATCCACTACTTTTACCTGAAGATGAATGGAGAGTATTCCCAAACTTTAATGGTGAAATTGACCAGATGGAACAAATATCTGATAAATTTAATCAATATTACAATGCAATTAATAGAAAACGGTTGCATTAGTGGATATATTCTGTTATTGTAAGTACTGAAATTAACTAGTAGAAAAAATATATTATGATTGATTTAAAGCCTATCGAAGATGCAGTAGAAAGTTTTAATGCTGAGTGGATTAAAGAAAACGGTGACGGTTTATTCGGAATGTGCGGATATGGATACGTAGAGATTAAATTTGGTCGCAAGATTAAATTAAGAAAGCAATTTCAAGATGCTGGTTTAATTAAAGAGAGACTATCTTACAGAAAGACCTATGGTTTTAATAGAATTGATGTCGATAATGACCTAAGAATTCAGAATTATAATTATAATACTAGTCGCTCCTACGTCATTGTGAATGAACTTAACAAACAGCTGGAACAGTACGGTTTAGAATCTGAGAATCATACTTGGATTGATTAATAAAAGTCTTGCAATCCTAATCAACATAGGTTAATCTATCTGTGTTGTTTATTTCCCTTTTAAATTATTCGAGGTCTATATTATGAGTTATGCAGAATACAATTCCATCAAAGAACTTCAAGAAAAATCGCCACTGAGCCACCCTATCTGGTCTGGAATACTTCCAATTCCTTTAGTTGGTGATGCGGTAAAAATATTAATGAATGGACTCGGTTATGGTATCGTAACCTGTTTATTTATTACAGAGGGTTATTTGGGTATTAAGGTTTCACTTGATAAACCCCCGCAGTGGTTTCTTGACCAAAACCACGGAAAAAATATAGATTGTCATGTTTTTGGTGTAGAATTTCGATATGTTGAGAGTGTAGGGTCATGATTACAGATTTAAATTTATTCCCATTAAGATTGGTTCACGGTGGTACTAACCATGCTGAGTATAGTGGTAATATGTGTACGGAATCGATGTCAATGTTGAAGGATGTTGATTTACAGCAACTTAAACCCATTCAAGATCAGTGGATATCAGCAATCGCGAATCCCACCTTTGAACTTATAGATTCTTTGTTATCTACATTAGCTGACAGACATATTAGTATTTGCGGTGGTGTGGATGATGATGATAGTGTATATAGCTCTACTGGGCTTAGATCCATATTTAAGTATTTACATAATAATCTTGATAAAACTGATACATTTAAATTTAATATATTTCCTAGAACCGGTGGTCTTCGAGAAGCTATTATTCGTAGTATCGAATCCGAAGAAGAATCGCTTATTTTAAAAGTATTTATAGGGTATTCAAAAAATGTTTAATAAAATTCCAATGCACAGACCGTTTAAAGTTCGAAGACTCACTACAGGACTAATATACACATTTATATGTATTCATGATCCAAATAGTGATAAGTTCGCATTTAAGGAAATTTATAAACCATTTGAAAAATTAACATCGGCGGCTGAAATGTCAGAGAGTTTTGAATTAGTATAAATAGAAAATACTGAGGACTACACCACAATGAACAAAAAATTTGATACTTTTTATAAACTGACAATGATGGTATCCATAATTATTATTATAATAATACTTTATCGATGTTGTGGTGGCATTGCTGACGCTGAGATTATAGATGTCGATACTGCTGAAGAAAGCGTAATACTGATAGAACCGGAAAATTGCACAATAGAAAATGCACCCATATACTCAAAAGACCCAGATCCTGAAGAGTTGGAATATATGATAGCATTTTCTGATTGCTACAATACTTTAAATTTACCCTATAGTAACTCAGATGTAGTGGTAGTACCAGAACCAAAAACCATATACCTATTTATTATCATATTAGTCTTTATTATTGGCATGGCAATTAGATTCAAAAAATAATTAAATAACCCTTGCAATAAATTTTATTTTACCTTATACTATCTGTGTCGGGTAAGAAAACCTATTTTTGATTTTGAGGAATATATTATGAGTAACCATCTTTACGGTATTGTCGCTAAGAAAATAAACGCATCAATTAGCGGCATTAAAAGCCCCATCAATCTATCAACCTTCGTTGCATCAACTCTATACACTGACGATTTATGCTCTAGTTACGTTTGTGATTATGATAATTCCGAGTGTTCGCCATGGCAGTTGGAAGTAAAAAAGACCATTCAATACATCGGTAGACGTAAAGACTACTTTGAATATCTTTATGAAACTCCACAGTATTTCGTTGAACAGTTGGGTGAAGTAACTTCTGAGTTAGAAGGTCAAACAGTCTATAAAATTCCTACTGACGTTGTTGGTAAGAAATTCAGTGGTGTCTATGACGAATATGACGTTGGCAACTTTGTCGCGGTAGGTAAATTAACTAAACAAGGTCGCGGCTGGATTGTCGCGTAAGGATTATATATGTTAGTAGAAAAAGATAAACGAATTTATATCGACTTAGATTCTGAGGAAGGCAATACATATGTGTTACTTGGTATTGCTAAACAATTTTGCAAGGTACAAGGAATTGATTTTTCGGAGGTTAATGATAAAATGATATCTAGTAATTATGTCAATTTAGTTAGTGTATTTGAGTCGTATTTTGGGAATTATGTTCAGTTAGCTACCGATAACCCTCAACTAATTAAGGCATTATCATGAATGGTTTACTATTATTGCATATCGGATGCGTTATAATTAATGTTACGGCGGCGGTGAGTAATGTCGTATTTAATCAGGTAAGTTACGTTACAGGAATACATATTATTGCAATTGCATTTTCTATCTATTTCTTTATTAGAATTTCGAAAGATAATCAAAAAATTGAGGAAGATAAATCATGAATGGAGCCACACCTAAACCAATTGCCGAAAGATTAATTGAACTTGCCGAAATTGATTCTGGTGATTATGTTTTAGAACCTAGTGCGGGTCAAGGCGCTATCGTTGAATGTATACCAAGAGTATCTACCTTGCAAATAGTTGAAATTATGCCAGAAAATTGCAAGATATTAGTCGATAAAGGGTATAAGGTATTTAACAAAGATTTTTTAACCTTAACTAATGATGATTTTGGTGGTACTTTCAATAAGGTCGTTGCTAACCCACCATTCACGAATAACCAAGACATTGACCATATTAAGCATATGCAATCGTTAATGGCTGAGAGTGGCATTCTGGTGTCTATATCGTCTAATTCATGGCGTACAGGAACACAAAAGAAGCAAGCGGCATTTAGAGAGTGGCTAGATACATTTGATTATAACATTTACGAATTACCCTCCGGCACTTTTAAGGAATCAGGAACAATGGTGGCTACGAATATTCTAGTTATCTATACATAGGCAATCATAATCGGTTGCAATTAGATAAAGCAATCATAATCGGTTGCATTATATGAAATTAAATTAAACATGGGTTGCAATCGCAACCTTTTTCATGTATTGTAAATACTAATAAAATATATAGGAGATAAATTGCAAAATCAAAGAATTCACCCAGAGCGTATGCGCCAATTTATAGCCGTTAGATCAATTATGTGGAAACATTTAGGTGACTATGTTGAAAATGCGCCAATAGATATTAACAATACTATAACACTAAGCCAGTTAGAGGTTGCCACTAATAGAGCGATATCTGAAATAATTAAAGATTATGATTTAATTAGTAACGGTAGCTATGTTACCGGATGCTCATTTAAACACCATAATGGTCAAATTTCGATAGAATTAACCTGAGTAAATATTATGACATTATATAATGTAAAAATAAAACGAGTAGAACATGCAATTGTTCAATACGCAATTCAGTATAAGTGTACTCAAGAAATATTGGAAATAATCTTTAAAAAACATATAAAGGTAAATCCGTATAAGAAGTATTTTCTAAGACCAAATGTACTTGTTAATGTAGATAATTTTTGGGGTATTTATAATCCACTGGCTACGAATATATTTTCATCCACTGAATCTATATTTGCAAATGAGATTGATATATTCGCGAAGGAATTCCCGATACATTTTAAAATTTTGAAAAATGAGCCAAAATTTATGAATACGATGGTATACTCTAAGTCTCAAATAGATATACTTGATCTATGTGATAAGGCAAACGATACTGTTTTGTTATCTAAGCGAGATATGGAATTTTTAGTTTTTTGGGAATCGTATTGTCAACCTTATACAAAAAGACATTATCACATGCTAAATATTATAGGACTTTAAATGACAAGAATGGAATTATTATTAGATATATCAGCTACCGCATCAATTCTTTATAAATTTGGATTTGATGAATTAGTAGATAACCAGCGCGCATTTGTTAGAGTGTTAAATCAACTTGGGTTTAGAACCATATCAGATAAAAAGATTACACTTATGAATTACCGAATGATGATAAAGAGATTAAACAAATATGACAGAAACCGAGTTGTTGATGTTTTAGAAATGGATATAGTGCATATATGAAAATTGAACCGAATATGTTAGACAAATTATTAGATGGACACCTGAATTACCTAGTTGCTAAAGGATTAAACTATTTTCCTAAGATAAAATACACTGATACTAATATAAGTAATTGTTATGTGGGAACAGAACTTTTCGCTGTAGTGAACAGCACAAATTACGTAACAACAAATTTAATCCCATATATCGTGATTGACGAAGATATGAAGGTTGATATATCATACACTAAGTATTATGTCATTAGTACCATAACTACGTTGGATAATATATCATATATTGGATACGGTGGTTCGATTGCCGATTCAACAGCAAGAGCATTCGTACTAATGAAATTCAACAATCAAGATATAGAAATATTCTATGATGAAGTACTACACTAGGAGGGTAATATGCCACAAATTAATGGACAAGATATAGATAAACGATATATGAAAGATGCCATAGTAAGTGAATACTTGGGGCAAATTACATATATTGATAAAAGAATTAAAGAGATTGAAATGGAAAAATCCAGAATAAATGTAGCCAGAATAGTCTATGCAAACTCTTTAATTAGGTACGTTAATGATCACCCATTGGATGATCAGTAAACGTACCAACCACCTTTTGATTTAATGTAGATAAATTTGTAAGTTTCACCATGAGATAATGTAAACTCTTCGACTCTTACAAATTCATCATAATCATAATCTTCAACTAGTTCCCAAGTTTCATCATCATAAGATTTAAATATACCATCGACTTCATGTTTAAACGTTGGGATATTTGCATATTCGACATTATTCAATGTCAACCCAGAACCTTTAAGTGTAACAGTTCCTGAATATTCACACAATATAACCGATACGCTAAATTTAAAATTGTCTTTTGGTTCAGCGGGTAAATGTGCATTAATATCTTTTTCTGGAAAAATAACTTGACTTTCACCATCAGATACCCATACATCGGTCACTGTCAATACTTTTTCAACCTCCGGTGCTAATTCGCATGTTTCATCAACAACTACGTAACATGCATAATCCAACGACTTAACAACATGAATAGTGGATTTCGGTTTCATTGTAAATCCATTCAATTTGGTATTCACGTTATTCGCATCAAATTTTGAGATCCATACGCTACCAGATCCAACCGCCAGTAATGATTCACCGTCATTTGTTAATGAAAGATTTTCTGCTACCATATCAGTTTTATAATCATTCCAAAATCCTAGCTTAGATGATACAGATAAACTACCTCTGGTTAATAATGCAAGCTTTGTTAAATCGTAATTTGCGTCAAATGATTGAAAATAGCCAGTGTATTCCTTTACTAAGGACATTCCATTTTGATCTAGTAAATATATAGAACCCTTTGTCTGTTCATCAGATACAAATATAACCCCTCTTGAGGTTGCCACAGGACATTTTACAGTGCCTTTAACGGTTGCTACCTTACCACCGTATTGAATTTGTTTACCAACGTATATACAAGGTTCTAGGTGCGTTGCTATGAGTTTGGTTGCTGGTATTAGTTTATTCATCTTTTTAAATGAATCACCGGAATTATTAGAATAGTGAATTTCGCGTTGATTATTTAACGTCGCAATTGAATTACCAATGACATCAACTAATGAACATTCATTTAATAGAATATAATCGGGCTGATCGCGTTGTATATCGGTCTTATATAATTTATTATTTTGAACATATACTAATATATTACCAGATGAATTAACGGCAAAATCCTGAATATTTTCTGTTAAAACAGGATTTAATGAAGATGCACCCAGACCATATAATACTTGATCCTGTCTGCTATACAGTAAATGCCCTTGTGCGCTATTAACCGTATAGGCATGATTAGGTATATCTAACTTATCCCAATTTTTTCCAACTATCTCACTATTATCTAAAAATGGATTGATAATGCCTAATCTGGATGTTAGGCTAACGTCTGATTTTGCGAGTGTATTGGTAATAATAAATTCATCACCCTCAACTAAACTATGTGTTACTGATTCAGTATTAGTGCATAATACAATTCCGGCTACCAAAGTTGAATTTGAATTAACCGCCATAGTTTCTTTACGTTTATCTACATTTGAAAATATACTATCAACATATTCTTTCATTTGTGAAAGAACAACTGCATCCGAATCTTCTTTTGCGTTTCCTACATTCTGGATTCGTTCATTATTTGAATCGAATCCCTTTCTACCCTTAAATGGTTTTGTTGTCATAAGATTACCCTCTTAATTGCGGTGGCTTTTACACCACCATTTATTTATATTTTTGAATCGTTAACTTTTGGTATTATCATCCAACTTGCTGTTATTGCCTTACCTACATCAGCCGAATTAAATGATAGTTCCCCAGTTCCGCGACATATGTATACAGTTCCCGCCGTTGGTAAACTTACACCATCGGACGGCAATATATTAGCCTTTACACCATCAAGTAATATTTCACCACTTGCACTAAAATATTCATATGATAGCTTTGCGAAGTTGGGATCAAATGCCCCAGTATCCGTACCATCACCAACTTTAACAACGTGTCTAATATCGTCAAATGTTACCGTTGCGTTCCAAATATTTAAACTGTAATAATCAGTATTAGATTTTATAGTACCCTTCAACACACCAGAAATATTAGTTCCAAATGTATGTATTAATCCACCATTTCTGTTTAATATTAGCGTATCGCCTACCCTAGAAAATTGATATTCATCGTTGATTGGATCGAAGTCTGTAACGTCAACATCTACTTCCGAACCAATAGTTAATATTTTTATTCTAGCTCTATCTGGATAATCATTATCATACTGTATTAGCACCCCAAAATCTGCTTCATTAGATTCGGTAGTACTTATCGATGATTTTGTAATAAGCCCAAAGTAAGTTTTATATATATTTGATAAATTTGTCGGCATATTAAAGGGATAATAACTACAACTCATACCAAAATCAATTACAAAGTCACCATCTAAATCAGCACCAATAACCATTCCATCTGAAGGTAATCCTACACTACTTTCATTATTAGTGTCCCCAGAATATGTACCAATATAGTCAATTTCAGCTACAAGTTTGCAATTCTCACCGTTGTCAATCTGCAAATGACTTTCAAACGCATATGGCATAGTAGTTACACCGATTGGGTTAGGTACGGTTGTTGGAAAAGTTCCAGTTCCCTTAGCCCCAGCGCCGAACATTACTGTCAATTCAGTAGAAAATTCAGTAGTATCGTCTTTAACAATACCATCATATACATAAGTATCAAATATATCATCCGCTACAAATGCTGTAGAACTACCTACACTACCATCCAAATCAAAAAACTGAATAGATAACCCATCTATTGTTTCTTCTTTATCTGAATGTGTAGACTTAGTACCCGCATGATCCCGCACCCAAGCTGAACCATTCCATCCATAATATGCCCAAGCATCATCAGCACCAGATATGTAAGCATCATTGTTACCTAATCCAAGTGGATCACCAACACTGTGATCAAATATATACATTCCACTGACCGTACCATATTCGCCATAAATAAAAGTGTTATCGTCAACTGGTCTATCAGATCTAATTATAGTTAATCCACCGCCTATTGATATAAAGTTACATGTCGTATATGAGGTTTCATCTTGGGTAAATATCTTAACATTATCTGGCGTTCCTGTTATGTAACTCTCAATATTATTTAAAGCCCTACCTTTTCTACCATTTTCGGTAAATAAATTTGGTGAACTATATCTAGCAGTTATATAATATAGATATTGTTCCAGTTCGGCATCGTATGTGAAACATGTTGGGCTACTACTATTCGTTAAAGAACTTCTATTAGTATTAGTGGTAGTTCCCCAAGTAGCCACATCATCTAGTATAACCCAGCTATCTGTTCCGAGTATTGCATGAACCGCATTATTTCCATGCAATGGGTATAAAAAAAACCGCGCCCCTGAATTGTCCAATTGACTAGTTGATTCATCTGAAGCCGAACTACTTCCACCTACAGACCACCAATGAGCTACAGGATATATTACAGTTGATACAGCCGATGAATACGTTCCATCATCAGTATATACTTTGGTACTGGATAAAAAACACATGCGCTCGTCTTCGTGAACACTGTCAACGTGCATTCCAACTAATTTATTATATCCATCTGCATCATCAATACCAGTTAATACGAATTTTGGTGTAGTTGATGCGTTTAGTACTGTCCAATTCGAACCTTGATCCGTTGAATATGCTAATTCAGTGCTAAATAACGCCCACCATTTAGTTCCATGTAATCCAGTATGGCTAGGTGAGTTAGCATCGAATGCTTGACATTTCGCATTATCTACTAATCCAGTTGGTTGAATATGGGTAATTGTAGCCGAACTAGCGGCATCGCCAATATTACGCTCTATTTTCCATAATCCTGTATCACCACAAGCAACAACTATAGTACCATCCAAAAACCCCTCTACACATTTTATTTCTGTAACTGGTAGCGATGGGGTTGTGCCAGCACTCCATTCCAAGTAATCATCTTCATCTATCGCATGAATACTTCTAACAAATACCGCATTTCTACCAGATGGTTTACTATTTACTGATATATATTCTGGAAGTGAATATTGACCTATATACCAACCAATATTAGTGAAATCACTTCTATCTGCTATAAGACCGGTATCTTTCGGTTGTGTATTATCATTATTTTTAGTATAATCACTATCACTATCCGTAACAAAGTTCATTCTAGCTGTGGTCCTAGAAATCCATGAATTTTGATCTCTAAATCCGGTTATAAGCTTTTTTGATATTTTGTATGTACTAGTACCAATAGCCCCAGAGTCTACTATGTGAGTTCTAAATAATTCAGCAAATCCATTTTTAATTACGTAACTGGTATTACCACTTGATAAATCGTCAGACAATACGGCGCGCCCTAATCCATTCCCAATGAGATCGGTATCTAAGAATGGCGTTGGCACTTTGGCAAACTGATCACTACCTAAAGCTTTATGAAACGTGCTATTTATAGTAGTATCCAGAGGTCTTCGAACTTTAGTACTATATAAATTAATCATATTCCCACGGTAAGTGTTGGTATTGGGCATTGAACCGACCATAGTAAGGTAGGTATTATTGTTATATGGTTGAGCCGTATTAAATAATCTACCAATATGATCGGAATTTGTGGCTGAAAAAATATGATTCGAATATCCCTCACTATAATTACGCTTATCGCCGTCTGGTAAAGTAACATCACCACTACTAAAATTAACGGCGGCATCACTATTGACCGTTATATCAAAACTTGAAAATAATATTGCATTCGGTTCTGAGTACGGATTAGCATAATCACTAGCCATAGCTTGTCTCTTGCTTATAAAAGCACTAGCCGTTGGATCAGATATACTAGTGTATAAATCTGAAGAATCGTCATACCAATTATATCTATATTTTATGATTAATAATTCATTAGTTTCTTGAACACATGGTACATTTAGAGTTACCGAACTTATCGGGTTATTTCTACTGCGTAGGTAGAAGCATCCAATGGTATATATAGTTCTAGCCTGTGAAGTTGGTGGATTCCATCTTGCTTCAGTGGTTATAGTGTTAGGAGAACCTAATACAAACGTTGGTTCTTCTTTACCAGATGTTTGCCCACCCAAAATAGGCGAGTTAGTATCTTCACTGCTAGAAGTGTAATCTATTGCATTATTCTTCCATGATTTTGAATATACTTTTATACTACATATAAACAAACGCTGATTATTTGTAAATGTCGGATAACCATCATCATTAGTGTTAGTAGCGGCACATACGCCAACAGATCCACCGTTAGCGCCCAACCTAGCGGCAATATTTACATTATTTTTCTCAATTCTAGTTTCTATTAATTCTATAGGTATCCATTCACCATCAACTAGTTCTGCTTTGTACTTTTCTATTTCATAATAACCTTGCATAGATTACCCTCTATTGTTTACGTTGTTAATTTCCAATGGATATACCATTAACTCTTGTTATACTAACTGCGCCGTAATATCTATCAGTTGTCACCCCAGATACTAATGTACTAGATGCATTTTGGACTACGACCCCACTTCGATTAATATCTAATTGCGTTACAATCGAACTTGACTGAAATCCAGTTACTACTATATCTTGTGCCAAAATATCAACTTTATAATCAGAACCGACCTTATTAAATACATTGGCAACCGCATGTTGGTCTTTGTGTATTGTAAATATTTCACCAGTAATGCTATTTATATATGATAATGCAACACTATACACATTGTCACTAACAGGTACAATATAAGACTGAATTTTACTATAGTATGTTTCTACCAAAATTTCATTCTCATAAATCTGTACAGAATATAATCTAAAAATATCTTTATATGGTATTATTGACCAGTTTATTTGAGTTAATCCAATATCTTCAATTTTATACGGCGGCAAAGATGCACCTGTTTGGCTTACCGTACTAGGAATCTGACTAAATTTTCCGATATCAAATGATTCTCTAAGAATTGCAGATGATCTCGTATTACTTAGATATTTTGGATTGGCTGAAAGTGTATTAATTCCTGATACTAATGTACTAGATGCATTTTGGACTTTGACCCCACTTCGATTAATATTAATACTATCAACCGTTTTTCGCCCCATTGCAATAACGCCTGTTATATTAGTTCCTACTGGGGTTCTAATAATAAGTACGTCTGAAAATATTTCCCCATCCGTACCCTTATCAATATATACCCTCATAATAAAGTCGAATGTTGAGTTAGAACTGTAGGATAATGTCGGATTTTTTAAAGTTGGGTCGTCTATAGTTACGGATGCACCTGTTCGCTGTTCCCAAAAAATATCAACATCACCGCTATATGAAATTGGATCAAGAACATAATCAACATTCAATGTAACCCCATCACCACAAAGTGTTACCACATTATCACCCTTAACTGATACAGGGGCATATTCTGGGGGATATGCGGGACTGGATATTTCGTTTGGTTCAAAATAAACCCAAGGCGCTGACTTTCTACGCGAATAATCACTCAAAGAATATTTTTTTAATCGTAAAGGACCAGACTCTATTTGAATTATTGAATCATCGAATGTGGTTATAGTGGGCATTTTATATCCTAAGCTGGTTCAGTTAATTCGATAATATGAAATACTGGTACTGTATACGACACCCCATTACTTATTGCGAATGGAATAGATACGTCCGAAGTATGAATATGAGTAGACCCCGCAAAGAAATTAGCATGTTGAATATTTCCAGTACCTATACCCGCATTATCTAATATCTCCAATAGTGTAATTCGTCTACCAGATGTTGCACCCGCGCGTAGTTCGAAGTTTTCCGGTGCAAGTGATATACTAATCCGCACACTAGCTGAATTCGCTTCTTCTAAAACGGTTTCTGGCAATACAGTAAATATTACAAGATCACAATTATTAGCCATATATTGTAAGAAAAAATCTTGATTTGTTATTTTGGACATTACTACACCTCATTTATATTCTATTTATACTTGATATTATTTTGATAATGTAGTAAGATTACAAAAATCAGAAAATAATAGGATAAATAAATTATGGGATTTAAACGCAAAAGTGAACGAACAGTTGAAGTATTTGACCCCTACGATATTCCAGATGGGACGTTACTGGTGGATCTTTCGCAAATAGCAATGTCGATTGTTAGTGAAACTTTTAACCCAAGAGACTTAATTACGGAAGTTGATGTCGAAAGTGTTATATTCAATACCATTAGGACTAATATAAAGCGATTTAAGGATAACTACCCAGAAGTGGTAATCTGTATCGACTCTAAGCAGAAGTATTGGCGTTTAGACCATGGGTACTACTATAAGGGTACTCGAAAACTTAACAGAACTAAAACCGGATTAGACTACGAAACCATTTTTAAAGGATTAGCTAATGTTATTGGCTATCTAAAAACTAAATTTCCGTATAAGGTTATTGAGGTTGACAGAATCGAAGCCGATGATACTATTGGATACCTTGCTAGAGAGTTATGTCAAACACGAAAAGTTATGATTGTATCAGCCGATGGTGATTTTACTCAATTGCATAATAGAAACATTAAGCAATATAGTCCAATGTTAAAAAAACAAATAAGTCACAAATATGGTTCTGGTAGAAAAGACCTACTTGTTAAAATTATCAAGGGTGATAGAAAGGATTGCATTTCAAATATTAAATCTGTTTCTGATCACTTACTAGTTAATATCAATGGTGGCGCTAGACAAAAATCCATATCGGCTAAATTTCTGCAAGAGGTTATGGATGATCCTGAAACAGCTTGCACCAAAGAAGAGTATATTCGCTTTCAGGAAAATGAAAAAATGTTAAATTTATCATTGACACCAGTTGAATATACTGATAAGATTCAAGAAGAATATCAGATTATGCCGATAGGTACTGAAGCCGATATTTTTAAATTATTTATGTCTAAAGGTTGGATGCATTTACTTGGTAAAGTAAAGGAATTCTGCTAAAGCGTAAATAGTAATAACCCAGTGTATAAATACCCTACACTATACATTAAAACCAATAGGAAAATATTATGATATCTTCACTAAGCCCCGCACAATTAAACGAGTTAAAAGGCAATATCAAAGAATCAGCTGGTTCATTGACTCGAATCGCCGCCGAGCGAGATCTTCAAAAAGACATTCGTGAAAGTGTTAAAGAAGAGTTTGAGGTTGAACCGAAGCGATACAATCAACTCGTTAAAGCTTATTACGCGCAAAATTTGTCTGAACTTTCTAGCTCTACCGATGAATTAGTCAATGACTATGAAAAATTATTCGGGAACACCGATTAATGCGGGAAGACCTAACCAGAATGGGCGTATCTTGTGGTATAGATATGTTAAAGTTTAGGAACCCTGAACTTACATATCTGGAAGCATGTTTGCAGTATGCTGATCAAAATAATATAGAGCATATGGATATACATGGCTATATTAACAGTACACTTTTCGAAAAAATCAAAGAAGAGAGTAACCGATTAAATTTATTAAAAGGGAAAAGCTCTACTAGCAATCTATCTGAATGGTTGTAATGTGATTAAAATTAAAAAAATCGATGCTGGTTCTAATGGTGGATTTATGTCGGGATTTACCCTATATAAAATGCATAACGCGATTATGAACCACTTTAACGGTAGATGTTCCATTGTAAAATATGGTGCAATTAACAATAGGGTGAAGTACGAAACTTATATTTCAAAAAGCTTTTACAAGATTTACGAAACTATAAGTACTAAATATAATTCTAAGGCTTTGCTGATAATTATATTACACGCTGTTCTTAATAAAAACAGTAAATCGATAGCCGATATTAACGGTCAGGTTCACAAAGACGCTCTTGAATTTGTTAGAAAATTCGTTATGATTGGGGATAGATTTAAAGAAGATATGGAAAGTATATTTGAAATTGTTAATGTGAAAGGTTTACCATTCAAATCAATTTTTTCATCTAAGGATGGACATCCACCAATATTTAAAATGTTGTTAAGTGGTTCTATTGAGTTGGAGACGTTTATGATATTAGACGCATCCTTAAATCTCATAGAAATATTTGATAAAAATATGATTGGTGACTATACATGGGATGTAGAACGTGTAAGATTAGTGGCTTATAAAGAGTTGCTAATTTATGATAAGAATCTGATCAATGTTACCATTAATCAGATGTTAAAGAAAAACTGTAGCAAATCAACTGTAGCAAACTGTAGCAAACTGTAGCAAATCAACTGTAATCAACTGTATAGGAAATAGATAAAATGGGTTTTAAAAAACGTAGTGGTTCGGCATTATCTCTAGCTGATAAAGTTAGCAAATTAACCGAAAAGAAGGCTGTAGAAAAAGATGAAGCTGAGTGGAAGTTAACCGTTGACAAATCTGGTAATGGTAATGCTGTGATTCGATTCCTACCCCACAAAGATGAAAAGAAGTTAGCATTCGTAACTATGATTAATCATGGATACAAGCAAAATGGTCGATGGTTTATTGAAAACTGTCCAACGTTGCATGGTAAAGATTGCCCGATATGTGAAGCCAATAGAGAATTATGGGCTACCGAAGTAGAGTCAAATAGAAAGATTGCGTCACTCCGCAAGCAAAAAACATCTTACTGGGCTAATATCTTAGTGTTAAAAGATCCAGCTAACCCAGATTCTGAAAATAAAGTATTTAAATATCGTTTTGGTATTAAGATACTTGAAAAAATCCAAGCTCATGCCAAAGGTGATGAAGCATTAGGTGAGTCGGAAGTTGATATTGATTGTGTTTTTGAGGGTGCAAACTTTTCATTAAAGGCTCAAAAGAAAGACGATTATCAAAACTATGACCTATCTAAATTTGGTAATAGTACCGCATTGTACAATGGTGATGAAACTAAGCTAGACGCATTGTTTGATTCTCTTCATGATATCGATGATATTGCAGATGAAAAGCATTGTAAAACTTACGAAGTACTTGCTAAGGAATTTGCCGCATTTAATGGCGCTAAGGATTCTAAAAAAATTGCTAGTGCATCTGAATCATTACCATCGGAAGATGATGTTGGGGGTGAATCAGCCACTGAAGAAGAAGTTGATGATTTACTCAACGTAGGAAATGCTGATGCTGAACTCGATGATCTTGACGAACTAATGGCTGGTCTTGAATAAAAACATCTAGTAAGTAAAAGTAAATTAATATAAAGTGAGGGTAAATATGCCCTCACTTTTTTATCTCAAAAGGAAAAACATGTATACAATATACGGAAAAGATAGTTGCCCATACTGTCTTAAAGCTAAAGAATTCCTAAAAAACCGCAAAGAATTATTCACCTATGTAGATTTAGATGATCCAGATGATCATTATTCAAATCAATTTCTAATATCAGAAGGTGCTACAACAATACCTCAAATTTATTACGATGATTGGTGTATTGGTGGTTATAGTGATTTATTTGCATTGCCAAACAGTCACTTTACTTCGAATTTACCACCAGTTGAGGTTGTTGAATTGGTCAAGGGTATTAAATACGTATTAAAACGTGATGGTACAACTGAACCATTCCAAGCTAAAAAAATTAATGATATGGTCGAATGGGCGGTTAAAGCCGATAGCTCAGTCCAATGGTCTGAAGTTGTGATGCTCGCCATGGATAAATTGAGTGGCGATACCTATAAAGTTTCTGATATCCAAAAAGCACTAATTGATGCTTGCCTAGATAAAGAAACCGAATCGCATAATAAAGTTGCGGGTAGGTTATTACTTGGTTCAATCCGAAAAACATCTAAAGCAGATCCAGACTTTATTAAATTTTATAAATTTATGGTCGAAGGTAAGTATTGGCGAAAAATGAAATGGGATCAACTGCAATTACAAGCGTTTGCTTCTCATATCGATCATGATAAGGATTTGGGCTATGGATATCCATCATTTAGGCAGTTTAGAGATAAGTACAGCATAAAAGATCACGATGGTAACTTATTAGAATTACCCCAATATATGTATATGGGTATTGCTATGGCTAGATTTGAAAAATCTGGAAATTGGTTAGATGTAATTCATTACTATAAATTAGTTTCAGATCACAAGATCAATTTACCGTCACCACAATTATCAACCACTAGAACCCCATCAAATGCGGGTGTATCTTGTGTGTTAATTACCGGCGGCGATAGCCTACATGGAATCGAAGCGGCTAAACATATTGCATTTTTAAGTACAGCGGCATCGGCGGGAATTGGTATTGAAATGGACGTAAGATCACCCGGTGATTCAGTCCGAAATGGTTACGCAAAGGCTGGCGGCAAAATGCCACATTATCGCACGATATCAGCTACCGTAAAGGAAGTTAAGCAAAGTAATCGCGGCGGTAGCGCAACAACCAGCTTTACTTGCCTAGATCCTGAAGTAATGGACTTACTAAAGTTAAAGTTGCCCAGAACCTCAGAAGAACGTAAAATTGATAAATTGGATTATTCATTAATAGTCAATCAATCGTTTTTACGCCGCGCCGCAAAACGTCAGGATTGGGCATTAGTTAGTAGAGCCGATTTTCCAGAACTATATTCAGCGTTTTATAAAGAAGATTGTATCGAATTTGACAAAATCATGGATACAATTCTAGCTATGCAATGTCGGAAACAAGTTATAGGTGCGTATGATGTATTAGATAGATTCCTAGAATCAAGACAAGAGATTGGTCGATACTATGAAACTAATATTACTCACGCAAATAAGCACACACCATTTGACACTAATATAACGCCTATCAGAATTAGTAACTTATGTCAAGAAATTCTTTTGCCAACAAAAGCGTATAACCATATAACTGAATTGTATAAGAACCATTATGACTATAATGATGGAATGACGGCACTATGTTTTATATCTGCAATCGATGTATATAAAATTAAATCAGATGAAGAATATGAACAAGCATGTTATTATGCCCTTAAATCTTTAGATGATTTGATTGATGATATGGTTTATCCTACACCACAAATTGAATTTGTTGCTAAGGCGTGGCGATCGGTAGGCGTTGGAATGACCAATGTTGCACAATTAATCGCAAGTGCGGGTAAGTCGTATAAAGACCATGCTTATATACATTGGTTAGCAGAGCGTCATTATTACTTCTTACTTAAAGCTAGTATTCAGTTAGCTAAAGAGCGCGGTAAGTTTGATTGGTACGATTATACTAGATGGGGTAATGGTTGGACTCCACTAGAAACGTATAATAAAAATGTTGATTCGCTATATTCTGAATGCAAATTCGATTGGGAGAATCTTAAATCTGAAGTTGCGCAACATGGTGTTAGATTTAGCGTATTGTGTGCGCATATGCCCTGTGAGAGTAGTTCGGTAATGACTAATGGTACTAATAGTCTGTACCCAATTCGTAACGATTTGGTATATAAAGATTCTAAGGGTGGCGATATTCAATTTTTTGCACCTAATTATACTAAATATGATTACGAGGAAGTTTGGGATTTATCATTTAAACATATTGCCGACTTCTATGCGATATGTCAAAAGTGGTGCGACCAAGCGATATCAGCTGATACATTTGTGGACTTTAGTAAATATCCTAACAAGCAAGTGCCGAAGTCAGAACGAACCAAAAACTACCTTTACTGGAACAAAATGGGCATCAAAACCATGTATTACCAAAACCCGAAAACTGGGCGCGGTGAAAAAGGTTCAGAACCCGATTGTGCGGAATGTAGTTTTTAAAAGTAATTCGCGGTAGGAATTTTTCCTACCGCTTTAAAAAAGGTAAATTCAGAAAAATGAGCGATTTTTTAAACCTAGATAATGACAATAATAAGTCTGGTCAGTATCCGCTATTCTTTGGTGAAGACTTAGGCGTTTTTGATAGCTTTAATGTAACATATCCTGAAATAATGCAAGCTGATGAAAAACAAAGGGCGCTATTTTGGAAGTCTAATGAGATTGATTTATCAAAAGACTATCATGATATGAAAAATGCACCGAAAGAAATACGTGAATTCGTGATAGAGAACCTATCATTCCAAATGGCGGGTGATTCCCTAGCCAATACAGCCCTACAAACGCTGTTATTGCCAATTATATCTAATAGTCAAGCATCTAGTCTAGTAAGCTACTGGGGCGATACTGAGAGCGTTCACGCGGATACGTACGGTAGAATCATTGCGCAGTGTTTTGACGATCCAAATGAAATATTTGAGAGAATCAAACATAATGCCGAAATGTTAAAACGACTAGACTTTTTAAGAACAGTATTTCGCGCTCAATCTCATTTAGTTGGTAAGGTGTTAACTGGTGAGATAAAGGAATTCGGTACAGATGAACGTAAGCAGATAATTCGATTCATGGTCACAATGTTATGCCTTGAGGGTATTATGTTCTTAGCATCGTTTACAGCTACATTTGCGGTTACTCACACTACCCAGATGTTCAACGGATGTTCTAAGGCGGTTGGGCTGATTCATAATGATGAAGCTGGTTCGCATGTTCGCAATGGTTTAACGTTTTTAAATATCATTAAAAACAAAGAACAGTATCCAGAGTGGGATGAAATGCGCGGTGAGATTAAAGAAATTATGGATGCCGCCGTTCGAAGTGAGATCGAATGGGGTGAACATTTATTTAATAAGGTCGGTTCTATTGTTGGGTACAACCAAGAATTACTTAAAAAATATGTATTTCACGTTTCTAAGCCATTGTACGATAGATTAGAAATTCCATTTGACTTTCCGGTGGTTGATGCATATCCGTTTCCTTGGATGGACAAATATATCGATCCAGACTTGATGCAAACAGCGCAACAAGAAGCGCAATCTAGTAATTATCTGGTGAATGCCACACTGGATGATGTCGGTGATATGGAATTCGACTTCGACTAAATTAGAGGTTGACACAAGAAACCTAGCCGTATAAGCTAGGTTTTTTTATATCTAAAAATACTTAAAATGTCGTTAGACGATGATAAAGTGGGTAAATAAATCAAATAGGTTGTAAATTATGAAATACAGTAACTTTAGAAAAATAAATCAAGATGTGTTAAATCTGTTCCCATTACCAACTACTCTTAGCCCAACTAAAATGGAATATTATTCCGCTGGTGTTGTTGCATATGCAAAGGCGTTAGATTATGAACTTAGTTCGTTAGCTAAAAAACATGATGATGAAAAAGAACTTTATTATAAGGTTTCCTTTATCCCAAAACTAGGTGACGTTGAATTTTCGGTGTTAACCGATTCATTATCAACGGCTAAGAATCAACTTTCAGCAATATCAGACTACACATTATTTTTACATGACCGTGGATTAATGCCAGATTATTCGAATACTGGATTTATTAGTCAAATTATAGATGGTGAATGGGAGGGTGTCGAAGATGATGAATGATGATGAATTAGTACACCTAGAAAAACTTGTAGAAACCGCACCCGATGGTTGGTTTTTTGTTTCTAGTACAGGATACTGGAATTTAAAGTATGAACGTTGGGATAAAAAATCTCAAAAATATACCAATAGACTTAAACCAACTACACCATTACGCGCGCGGCGCGACATCGAAAGACAAATTGAACTTATTACGGCGCTAAATTTTGCTAGGGTTAGCGGCGCTGTAGAACTTATTGAAGAACTTATGGTGGATGCTCAGAGTGCGGCGGTGAATGGGTATCCACAATTGAGTAATTGCTTGATAGATTTAGCGGAATTAACTGATATTTTTTCTCAACATGGTGTTGACTTTACTGCAAAACCTACACCGCATTAACTACACTGTACAGCACTGTAGGCATTGCAGTTAATGCGGTGTACTACAATGAGAATCTAAAGTTAAATACAATAAGCATCTAAAGTTAAATACAATATAAGACAAAAATACAAATGATTAAATTTTCACTTAATGCACTGTTTCAGCAAACTGATGAAGAAACGGTAAGCATGATTAATGAACACAAGACGCAAATTGAATCTTTAACTAGTCGATTGGTTGATGCATTATTAGATATGGATGTATTATGTTTAGAGCGAGATTGGTTTGCCGAAGAATTAGATAAATGCAATAAACCGCCGATATCGGATATTTTTTGGGACAAAGGCAACTCCGAAGAACTATACCATGATGTTCGTGATATATTCGAAAACGCCATAGACTCAGATACTAAAGTTGGTTTAGAGATTACCGTATTAGAAGCTATGTCTATGCCCACATTAACCTATAGACTAACCGAATTAAATGATGATTGTAGTTTTGAAATTGAAGAAATTACTTGACTTCTATATTTACTATGGTAATCTTACTGTATATTAATTAATCAGAGATTATAAATGCCGTCTAAACCTTATGACATTCACAAAACAAAGCAGTATGATGGGTCATATAGAGTAAGGGCGCTATCTTTTCCTGATACATTTATCAATGGTTCGAATCCAAATAATTCGATAGTTCGATTGATGTTTCCTAGTATTCAAGATGCTAAAAAATTTGCTAATGAATACCAAACTAAATTAAATAAGTGAGAAATATATGAGTGGTTGGTTAGGAGGTAGTCATAAGTATTCAAATGGGTCTTTAAAGGATGCTAAGAAAAATTCCGGCTGGTTAAGGGGTGAAAATACTAAAAAAGCATCGACAGAAAGAGAAAAATTAGCAGTAACCGTTAAACAAGAATTAATTGAATCTAATGCAAAAGTTATTAGATTTGCTGAGATTATAAGTGCCTTAATGATTGCAGATGAAACAGGTTATATTGACGGTGAGGGTTGGCTTGAGGGGTACGATGAAATAGTTAATGAAGCTAATGAGGTATTAGACAATATTGATACCTACAGAAAAATTAATAATACAATGGAGTTAAAATCATGAATTTTAGAACCGCAATGAACAGAAGAAACGAATTACTAGTTCAGTTAGCCAATTCAAAAAACGTAACAAAGGATATTGACCGCCAAATATCTGATTTAGAATCGCTAATAGATTCTGCTGATAATGCGGTAGATGATTCGGCAGATATTCAGCCTACCTTTATGTATGGGAAATGGTAAATATGACTTTATTTTTAATTATACTATCAATTTACATATCAATGGGTTTAGGTTTTTCCATATGTTCCTATCTACAATATACCGAAATTAGAGTAAGAACTAATCAACCCTTAGAATCCAAGTTTGTAACTATAAAAATAGCGGCGTTATTTACCCTATTTTGGATGTTTATAGCTATATACTGTTACAGGTCTGGAATATCAAGAACCATCCCAGAACTAGAATATAGCATAATAGATATGACAAAAGACGCAATTAAACCGAAAGAATAACGGAATACATGTGAAAAATTATCCTAACCCACCAGAGCCGCCGCCTAAAAGATTATTTAAAGTAACTCTTTTTGGTGGATTAATTGAAACAGAAGAAAGTAAGCGCGATACAGCTAAATGGTTGAGTCTAAAAATAAAGCTTGCAATCTAAGTAATAACGCTATACACTGACTGTATTGGTTGAGTTAAGACCACTTTGTTTTCCCATTTGAGGTATATATTATGAAAAAGTTTCTACCAGTTTTTGTTTTCTCTAACGATTTAGGTGACTCTACAAACGGCGGTGTTACGTTTACATCCAGAAGTAAACTTGTCGTTCCTTGTGAGCGTGGTCATATTACCGAAGCCGATGTAGAAGAACGTGGGTACGTTGTATTGGAATTGACACCTTCCACTTTATTCGTAGCTCCACCGCACTTCGAGCCAGAAGGTGAAGCTAGGTGGTGTATGTTTGGTGGTAACTTTGTGTATACTTCTGATAGTCGATTTTCAGAAGAATATGGCTATTCACCTATTAAAGTTCACGATAGAATTGAGGGAAAGTAATGATTTTAATATTCTTTGTATTATTCGTAGCACTAACAGCCAAAATTGAATATATTGACAATCATGTTGAGAAACCACTTTGCTTTATATTAAACGTTATTTGGGTTTGTGCATTTGCATTTATGTCTTTTTTCTTAATGGCGGTAACTAGATCATGAACAATTTATGTCTTTTTTCTTAATGGCGGTAACTAGATCATGAACAATTTACAGTGGGTAGCAGTTGTGATGATGATGTTACCATTATCTATTGCATTTTTATTTAGTCGAAAGTTTTACGACCCCAAAAAATCTCCAGTTATACATTTATTAAGTAATATAGTAGTTAGTATATCATACGGATTAGTTGCAATTTGCGCATTCGTAGTTATACTTTTGGGGGCATAATGAAACATCAAACTTGGTTAAACATAGCACACGCCATAGCCGAAGATTCAAAATGTGTCAGTTTAAAAGTTGGTACTGTTTTAGTAAGGGATGGGCATCAAGTATCTTCAGGAATAAATGGCACACCGAAAGGTTACATTAATTGCAATGAAAAATTTGAAGGGCGTTGTTCCGAGCATCATGATTGGTCACTGAAATACGAAATTCATTCTGAGCTATCCGCATTAATATATTCCCAAGTCGATGTTAGAGGTTCAGCCGCATATGTCACACACTCACCCTGTTTTAATTGCACTAAGCACCTAATTGCGGCTGGAATAGTGGGTATATATTTTGTTGAAAAATACCACCGTATGACTGAAGAAGAATTTCAAGAAATTATTGACTTTTGTGATAGAATGGGTGTAGAATTAATTCATGCATCTGGTGAAATGGATGATTGGGTAATTTGCAATTCGGAGATATGGGAATGAATACAGAAGCTAAACAATGGTTAGCGGTTGCGGCGGGTTTAGCGGAATCTACTGGAATGATACCACCATTCGAGAAAACAAAAAACACTGTAGATATTATTAAGTATAAGCAAGGCGAATATAAAGACCTATTGCCGCGCGTAGGTAAAAAACCAAAGAAACACAACAAAAAACGTAGAGGTTATTAGCATGACAGATATTAAGTTAAGTGAAGAACAAATTATCAAAGAAAGCGAAATTCTAGTTCAAGAGAAAACTCATAAATCTCTATGTGAGGGATTTCTTACAGGTATATTCGATGTTGAATTTGTAAAAGCTGATGGTAGTTTTCGTCAAATGCGTTGTACAAGAGACGCTAAGTACATCCCAGTTGATGATAATGAGTTAACTAAGGTGATTGTATTAAAAGAAGGACAAGTGCCTAAAAAGCCAAACTACAGCGCCTTACGTGTATACGAACTTAATGTGGGTTGGCGCTCATTTAAAGTTAATTCGTATACTGATATTCAGCAAGTTCTTCCAGAATCAATTGGACTATAATTATGAATACAGTTGCGCGCGGTACTCAAAAAGCACACGAAATTTTAGATTTATTAGTTTCTGGGACTTCGGTTACTAAAGAGACATTAACTAAAATGTGCGGAAATACCAACTTCAGTTCTCAAATATCTACGGTTAGATGTAATCTTTTCGTACCGATTGAGTGTGGTAAAAATAGTAAAGGTGAAACTATATGGTACATGACTCATGAGGAAATACGAAGATACTACAGTGATAGAGAATTTCAAGTTGCCGAAATGCAAGTTTATGTAACCGAAAAACAAGATTCTAGGGTTGTAAAGAATTTAATTGAGTTATATACTGCCAACTCAGATGGTAAAAGTAGGGTCAATTCTATTATTCGCGAAGCTCTTACCGCCATTAGATATCATAATCAGTCGGTAAAGGTGAGTTAATGGACTTTGAAATGTATGATAAATATATGCATGGGGAATATGATCCCTCCGATTATCATATGAGAAAAAAAGCTAGGGCTTGGAAAGACCGCCAAGAAAAGCGAGTAGAAATGATAAAGGCATTTAATAAATCTAGGGAAAAGTATGTCAATAAAGAATTATAGCGATATTCAAGCCGCACAAGCCGTTGGTAGTTTTGTAGTCATTGATGCGGGTAGCCCCGCTAAAATGGGCGAAGAAGTACATTCACCAAGTGGCATTGTTACTGGTAGACGAAGTGCTGGTGAGGTATCACAGTGGGGTGAAATTATTTCAGTCGGTGGTGACGTTACTAAGTTTGAAGTCGGTGACTTAGTGGTAATGCCATTAATGACAGGTGGTTCTATAAGTGGCGTTCCACATCCAGACTTTTTGGCTGGTATATGTACCGATGTAGAAGCTCCAACAAGATTAGTCGCGGCGCATGAAGATACAGTTAGAGCGAAATATACCAGAAATATAAAATAAATCTTGCAATCGTAATCAGCGCGCGCTATTATAGGTGTGTTGGTTACGAAGTAAGTCTATTAATTATTTGAGGTTTATATTATGATGAAGACGCAAAGCAAATCTATTACTATCTATGTTCACGGTGTTCCGGTTACAATTGTCAACACAAAAGGTTTTTGGTGTGTGGTTTATAACGACAAAGAAAATAATCCAGAAAACCGTATCGAAAAATCATTTCGTAAGTCAGAAAACACAGTAGATGAAGCGGCGGCAAAGGTCGCAATGGCGATAGTAAAGCGCCGTTGTGGTTTCAAATAAAGTTAATCACAAGATTCATAAGGGTGGAAAAGAAATGAATATATCAATGAGTTTAACTGAGATAGAAAGTAACTTAATTTTAAATGGAGATGTGGCTATAGTCAGTATTAGTCAAATTAATAAATCAAGTAAGTTTCTAAAAAGTGTATTATCCGAAGATGATTTTAAATTATTACAATCTGAGTATAATATAGATTATAATGAAATAGTACCATCGGGAGGTTACAGTGAATAATATTAAAATGCACAACGGTATATTAGAAATCAATATCTATGATATCGAATTTTGTAATAGTTTCCTGAAAAGTGTATTATCCGAACCCAAGTATTTAGAAGTTATGCGTAAGATATGTGATGCAAAATACGTTCCTGAAAGATATATTAATGTGGAATGCAAAATACAGTAATGCAACCGTCATGCAAATTTATAGTTGGCGAAACTGTGGTTACTAATTTTCACAAATCAGAATCAAATCTAGTTAGAGTAGTAACCGACATATCAAAATACAAATATTCTCAAACTGGATGGTGCGTTCATAGTTATTGCGCGCTTAGTAAATCTAAAAACTTATCCATCGACTCAGCTTGGTATACCTCAATAATAGAATATAATTCAGATATTTCCAATTTTAACATTGACAAATTTATGTAAATATTTACGATATGATTCTCTTCGATTATCCCCATTAGATACTTCATCTTCTGTAAATCCTACACCCAGTAAGAACTTTTTTTGGGCGGTTGCGGCTTTTACTTTCTTCATCCAATCAATTACCGCTTTTTCAAATTTAGCTTGATCAAATGTCATATCATATCTTTCTGCATATGTTTTAATTTCGTGGCATGGCTTACAGAATATTTGCAAATCATCTAACGTTACATCTAAAATACTACGTGTAAATTGTTCAGCATCGGCAAGACTCAGCAATTGATGTTCACCCACTTTGTGATCGGTTTCAACATCGGTCATTTTAAACATGCCATTGCAATTCTCACACTCACACAGCCACTTTGTACGAGTATCGGGGTTCATATCAGATATACGTGCCATTTCTAGCTTGAGTAGGCGTACAGGTGACATCATCCAAGTTTTTCGGACATTACTACGGAGTATTGAACACATTTGTTTTTCTGTTAACCTACCATTGCCACCGGAAATCTTTTTTTCTAATGATGCCTTGAAATCTTTCTTCTTTTGTAGGTCAATCGCGCTTGGTAAAGCCATTTTAAGCATATCCTAATTTTTCTATTGTACAAATATTTATATGTGCTACAATTCGCATTAATTCGAAATATTAGAGAGATATATTATGAAAAAAATAAAGAAAATACTGGCTGGTGTCATATTATACGGAATAATAACTAATTTAGTAGCTACGGTTCACTATTATGATGGTGGTGAAAATGGTGATTATCTTTGGGCATTTATTGTGGCAAACGTGACTGTGCTTTTTGCTGGATTAATCTTAACACTATGTGTATGGTCAATTGATACTATTATAGAATAAAATTTGGAGAAACATATGTACACAATTGAAGTAGAATATCAAACTGGTAACTCATTTCATTCATCGGTAGAAACCAGTGAAATTGGTCTAGTATTCACAACGAGAGAATACGCACAAAAGGCATTAGCCGTTATCAAAGAACATAATGATCTTTATACGAGTAATGAATCTTGGGAAAATCGCCACAAATCATTCAAAGAAGTTAACAAAAATAATAACAAAATGCATTGGTGCATCAAAGCTGTAGAAATCTCTAATAATAAATATATAAATGATTGTGATGATAGATGGAAATTTCTGTGTGCTGTTGAGGTTGCAGACGGCGAATGGCGTAAAATGAACGTTAGTATGTGGACAGGATATTTCGAAGAACTACGTTCAGCCGATGTAATTTCTGTTGGTGATAGTAAAGATTCTATTTCATTTTAGAGTATAAATATTATTTTACAAGAGGAATTAAAACAATGTCAGCAAAAGGTTTAAGAAAACGTATTAACTCTGCACCGTTTGGCTTTAGGTATGTTCATTTAGTTAAAGATTGCGAGAATCCAGATCGACAATATTATTTAGATGTTATCACCGAATTAAATAAATCGCATTGTGGTAAATTGTTTGGTAACATTGCAACTAAGTATTTAGAAAAAATGGACGAGTTGGAAGCAAGGAACATTTATGAGAAGACGATTAAAAAAGCAAAGAATTCAGAGAAGAAGACTAGCTTGGCAGATCGACTTAAAGGAAAGTTTTATAAAAAATAAGGTGATTTGAATGGAACAGCAATATATAGATTTATGTAAACGTATTATTAATGATGGAAAGTGGGTAATGAATGAGCGAACTGGAAAGCGGTGCTTGACAGTTATCAATGCAGACTTCGAATATGACTGTAGTGAGGGCAAAATGCCCATCTTAACCACTAAAAAGGCATATTGGAAGTCTGCTATTGCTGAAATGATTGGATACCTCAGAGGGTATACTAGTGCCGCCGATTTTCGCGCACTTGGTTGTAATACTTGGAATGCGAATGCGAATGAAAACGAAGCTTGGCTAAAAAATCCGCATCGTAAAGGTGTTGATGATATGGGTCGCGCCTATAGATTTAGGGAGTCTGGATACTATAGCAATTCTATAACTATAAAAAAAGAACCACCAAAAGATATACAAACGCCAAAAGTACAAGAGTTAATAGATCCAGATTATACGTCCAATAAACACAATTTGATAGGAAATCTACACAATTCCAATAGTTATGGACGTTTTGTTGTTATAAATGAACATACTAAAAATGGTGAATCACTTGAGCTATTTTTTGATATACAATTTTTAAAAACTGGATACATTAAAAAATCTGTACGTAAAGCTGAAATTTTAAAAGGTGAGATTAGAGATATATATTTTCCGATAGTTTGTGGTATAGGTTGCTATGGAGATCTAAATGCATTTGATACTTACCTTATCGATATATTAAAACCAGTATGGCGAAATATGATTGGTAGATGTTACGAAGAGTCTAACAATAGAACTGTGTGGTATAAGGATGAAGGTGTTTTTGTAGATAGCCGATGGTTAGTATTTGAAAACTTCGTTAATGACTTTACCAAACTACCAAGATGGGAATTAAAGAAAGTGTTTCCAGAAGAATATTCATTAGATAAAGATTGGTCGAACTCTAATTATTATTCAATAGATACATGCAGATGGGCTACTAAAAAGGAACAATCTGTAAATTCTCGAAGTACAAATACATTTATTGCTAAAAATTTAGAAACTGGTGAAACTGTACTAGCTAAAGGCGCGGCAGAATTTGGAAAAAAATATAATTTACCTAAAAATTTCGCCGCAAATATTATAGGTAAATATGTTTATGGTGATACATTTGTATATCATAATTGGGAAATTACAAAAAAATGCCCAAGTGATATATTATATACAGAGGTAGACCAGTTTAAAGAAATATACGCAAAGATTAAATTAGGTATAGACGACCGTAGATTAATAATGACAGCATATCAACCACATAGCAGACAACAAGAATGCTTACCCGCGTGTATGCACACTCATACCTTTTCTATATTAGATGGTACTTTATACCTAACCAGCTATCAGCGTTCTATTGATGTGCCATTAGGATTAGGATTTAACCAAATTCAGTGTTTCTTTTTACTATCAATTATGGCACAAATTACTAATCTAAAAGCGGGTACAGTGTATCACAAATTAGTCAATTGTCATATTTACGAGGATCAACTGGATCTGCTCAAAGAACAGATTGAACGTAAACCATTTAAACAACCGACATTCAAAACGAACGCAAACATTAAAACATTATGGGATTTAGAAAATTGGGTCACATTAGATGATTTTTCTTTAGAAGGGTATCAACATCATTCAGCCATTAAATTTCCATTCAGCGTATAATTAAAATACCACTTGACACCATAAGCCTAATTGATTTATAGTAAACATAAGCAATTAGGCTTTTTATTGGAGTAATATTATGATTCAGGAATTTGTTAGTACAATGGGTATGCTTGACCAATTCATACTTTTTATAGTAATGGCGTATGGAATTTGGATAGGTTTTAGAAACTTTTTTATTACAGTGGTATATACTATTCGCGGTAATGCAAATCAATTGACTTCGACTACCGCAGTTGAATTTGCTGATTATATATTTTATGTGCTAGTAATATACTTAATTTATAGTTACGTGTAAGGTACTCATAATGAACATTGACCAAAAATCCAAAAAAATTATTATAACCGATGTTGATGGTGTAATTACATCATGGCAATCAGGTCTACCTTTCTTTTTACATGAGCGAGGTTTATCAACTATACCCGCCATAGGCAATATATTAGATGAAATATATCTAAAGCCAAGTGAATTATTTAGAGACGCGCGCGGAAAATCCGTATCAGAATGCGCCGCAATGGATCTATTTGAAGAATATAATTCATCCGATTACATTCGGACGTTACCCGCATATAATGACGCATTAGATGTAATCAATCAAATGCGACACAGATACAGATTTATAGCTGTTAGTGCATTATGCGATACCGCAAAAGCGTACAGTAATCGATTGAAAAATCTTGATTGCCTATTTCCAAACGCATTCGATAGTCTACATCTTTCGGGTGCGGGTAAAACTAAGGTTCATATTTTCTGTAATCTCATTAGCGATATCGGTAAAGAAGATATTGTATGCTATATTGATGATAGGGTAGACCATTTAGATCAATTTGATAAAGCTTACAAGAATATAATTGGTGAAGATGCGCCGTTGTTATTCCAAATGAATCGTAGATCGCAACCCAAACATACCAGCCCAAATACAGTACCAGTTAATAATTGGTATCAAATAGAGGGAAAATTATGTCGTATGTAATCCGCGATTCAATCTTAATCCGCAATTCAATGATTACCCCAGATGGTACTCACATGGAATCCGTTTACGAAAAAGATGAACGGCGATATACGGATGCCAATGGTGAAGAATATTTTCTTGCGGGAGGTTGTGAGTATATTCATAGGTCTGCTAATATAATTCCAGTTATAAATACATGTATTTTTTCCAATGAAGATTTTGGAAAGGTTCGACTACACTATAAAATAGTTGAATATGGAATTGACAGTGGGGTAACACCTACCTATACGATATTGGCAAATCTGGCAACTCATATAATTCAAGAAAAATTAGATTCTGGGTGGTGTTCTTCCAAAGAATCTGATAGACTACTTGATAATGAATTAAAGTTTAGGAAAAATTATGAAAGGTAAAGACCAACTAAGCGGCGAATCGGGATTCTTCGACTTTGATTATCCAGACAATGAATTCATTTCAAAAGCCGTTGTAATGGGTGGTGGTAATGTATGTATGCGGCTAGTTGCCGATTCAACACTTGGATATGGTGTCAGTTTTGCAGAATCGAATATAGTAGATGGTGTGCGGGTAGATGGTGAACCCGCCATGGAGGTTTTATCAAAAACGGTTGAACCTTTGGATGCAATTATAGATTCATTTAAAGTTGCTAAACGGCATCTATTACTTGACTTAGGTAATGCAGATCCGCATGTTGGTATCAATGGCGAAATTCGTGGCGAAGAACGAATTGTATCAGCCGCTAATCGCTTATCGTGTGGATTGATAGTAACAGGTGCTAGACATTGCGATAAGCTCATGAATGCGCAAGCGCGCGCGGCTGGGCTGAATTTGACTAGGTCCGAACAAGGATTTGTTAACCAGCGTGGTGAATATCTATCAAGAACCGAAGCTTGGCAAGTAGCAAAAACAGCAAATCAAATTATATTTAGATGTGGCGGTGATACCTCAGATGGTGGTGCGCTATATTCTGAAAATTTATATTAAGGAATTACGATGGAAGTCTTAGATTATTTAAACAGCCCAGACCGTACGCGAGATCCGATAGCAGACTTGTACGATCAATTTGCCATAAAATCCAGCTATAACGAGGAATATCAATTACATGTACTCAACTATAGCCAGATTGATAGCCCAAAATTTCACCCAATTACAGCGGAATGCCGTTCGTTAGTTGTCGAGTGGTGTAAACCATCTAAGCAATTTCAATTAGTCTCGCGCGCGTTCGACCGATTCTTTAATTATGGTGAGGGTGAATCTACCGAAGGTGATTCTGGGAGAATGCTCGCATGTGAAAAACTGGATGGTAGCCTAGTTACATTATTCTATTATAATGATGAATGGCTATACCGAACAAAATCAATGATTATGCCGACATTGGAAATCAACGGATTAACCGCTACTTGGAAAGAGGTTATTGAAGAAGCATTTGATTGGGATAACATGCCAACTGGTATGCTGAATAAGTCACATTCGTATATATTTGAAGTCACTTCACCAGAAAATCGTGTGGTTGTTCGATATAAAGAGCGCGCCGCTACATTATTATCAATTCGTAATAACGACACTGGTGAGTATCTTGATCGTGGGTACGCTGACATTTTCGCCCTACATTTAGCAGTTAACCGACCTAAAATGTATGTGTTCCAAACATTCGAAGATGTGTTCAAGGCGGTTAAAGAATTACCTAATCTGGAAGAAGGTTATGTGATGTATCTGAATAATGAACCGTATAAAAAGCTAAAGAACCCAGCATATGTTGCGGCGCATCATTTACGTGGTGAAGGGCTTAACCCTAAAAGGCTAATGGATTTACTTATTATGAATGAGGTTGATGAATACCTATCAGTATTTCCAGAGGATAAGGCGATATTTGAACCATATACTATCGCATTTAATGACGTTTTTGTATATGCTTCGTTTGTGTATAATACTAATAGAGATATCGAAAGTCAAAAAGACTTTGCTCTACAAGTAAAAGATTCGCCTGTATCTGGGTTAATGTTTGCCATGCGAAAGGGTGTTGAATTAAAGGATGCATTTGAAGCGTTGTCAACAAATTCAAAATATGGGCTAATTAATAAGTTTATGACCGTATAATGAGTAAAATAAACATAGCGATATTATTTTTTAAATTCGTGGGAATCCTTGTTTTGGGGTGTGTTTTATTCACTATATACAGTCTACTTTCTTTTATATTTACCGGATAAGTGATATGAAAATGATAACCAGAAAAATTGAACTAAGTACCGAAATCGATGTTATGTTCACAGATCCTACAAAAGCCACAGAATACTTTAATAGTGGTGAATGGGCTGAAATGTTTCTTACGCATGATGATGATATGGATAAATTAGCCAATGATCTAGGGATTACGTTTCATCAAATACAAGAAACTCATAGTGATGAAAACATTGACCGATTTGTAGAAGGGGTTCATCCATTTATAAGCGCGCGGCGGCGCGGCTATCTGGATATTACGTTTCGTTTGACATTGAGATAAATTATATGAAAACCAATATTAAGATAACCAGTTTCGAGATTAAAAGCATATTAGCTGACCTGACCCATGCTATAGAGTTAGTAAACATGCCTTGCTTGCAGATTGTAGAAAAGTCATTTTGTGGGATAACTTGGAAAGGAAAGGGATTATCCACAAACAAAATAAACGTTGATAAAAATAAACTTACACATTACTATAATAGTACATTCTTTGGGCATACATTTGGTCTTACTAGTTCTTACATTATACTACGAGATATAGTGCGCCTTTATTCAGTCAATCCAGAAATGTGCCTTGACCCAGATGAAATTAAGGTACTAAAACCATATTTAGTTAATAGGAATTAATATGCAAATCAGAAGAGTCGAACTAAGTGCGGAAGTTGATGTTATGAGTAAAATAGTGCTTGCATTCCGAATCTAAGTACTGTATTATATAGTTCTACTAAGGAATTAAGGACTACATTATGAGATTGACGTTTGATTCATTAAATTACTCAAGAACTGCTGGAATGTTTACAGTCAGTGGTAAAAACTACTTGAGTGTTGTTGGCTTATTAAAAAGCGAGCATGGAGTTGATGGAATTGAGCATGATGTTGATAATGAAGAATATACATTTTCCTTTAACAAGACCATATTAGATACGATTTGCATTAAAGAATTATATCGTGAAGCCAAAAGGTTGACAAAATGAAAGGCATTACTCAATTAACAGCAATGGAAAAAATTAGAGTGTTATCTATTAAGCAATATTTGCTAACTGAAGCAAAAAATATTTCAAATATTGAAGAATGTCCGGTAACTAGAACAGCTCTGCGAAGTATAAAATTGGCTATTGACTGTATTGATAGGGCTTATCAAGGTACGGATTTGGAAAAATAATTATGAAGGGATTTAGAGAAGTACCATGTAGTAATGTACTACAATCTTTAATTCGTTATACTTTTGAAGAAAGAAAGCATACTGATGCATATTCCAGTGCTATACAAGATTTTAAAAATGATTATGATGGTGTAACTACCGGAACAATATTTTGGAATAGGCGAGTAATGCCATTTAATGAAATATTATATAATCATCTTGGTCGAGTTGGGGACGGTAGGAGTGCAGTGTACAGCACAGTGCATGAAAAACTGATTGATCTTCATTACATAAGTAATTATTCTGATAATTCTCAATTTTCTAGTGCAGAATTTGAGGAAAATCGTGCAGATTTTCAAAAAATTGCCAACGTATTAGACGATTTATTGACTATAGATTTTAATGATGATGAACATTTTGTATCGGTCGATTCAAAAATTTGTAAATTTATATCAACATTTAATAAAAAAACTATTGACACCATGATTTAGTATGGTAATATAGGTACTCATTCAGAGACACCAACTAGCGAGAAATATATTATGGCTTATTTTACACAAGAAATGAAAAAAGCAGTTGCATCAAAGTTAAAGGCAATTGGCAAAAAGTATGGCGTTAAATTATCAATTAGCGTTAGAAATTACAGTAAGCTAGTAATTGTTGTACAATCTGGTAGTGTTGACTTTTCTGAAAAAGTTGAAGAAGCTAGATTAAGATATACTGGTAAAAGATGGGGCTTCTATGTAAATGAAGATGCTACAAATCTAATGAATGAATTAAATGACACCGCACATGTCGGTAATCATGATAATTCTGACATTATGACTGACTACTTTGATGTTGGTTACTATGTCGATGTTCAGGTTGGAAAGTGGGATAAACCTTACATTCAAACAAATTAATGCTTGACGGCATAACTGAGTATGCTATCATAGGTACTCAATAAAGAAGTCGCGGTGTATAGCATATGCTCCACTTACGATTATAAGCGTGATGTTAAAGACAAAAACTTATGGTGTCTGAATCTAATGCGTAATAGGGATCTGGTGATAAAAAGTTGATAGGTGAACTTACGAAAATCAAAAAGTAGATTGGGTTGGGGTGACTAGATATCGAGTATAAAGCCAAATAAATCTAAATTGGTGAATCAGGACACTGAGAATGCTATTATAAGGTTGACAAATTGGAAAGACTTTTTGACTGTTAGGAAAGACTAACACAAATCGCGGGGTAGCTCAGTTTGGTCAGAGCGTCCTTTTAGCATCGGTCAGGGTTTCTAGATCTCTTTCGCTGACGAGCAACGATGTGAACATAAGGAAAGTCGGTAGTTCGAATCTGCCCCCCGTGACCATTTTTTTGTAAGTTTTATTAGTTGTTGGTGTTTGATGTAATATTTTAAGCGCCAACACCT